GTTCTAATGTAAATGCAGTTGTAGATCCATTACCAGAATATACTGATGCAGCTTTACTTGCTACAAATCTATTTCCAACTTCATTACCTATATATGGCATATTATGTTATCTCCATAATGCTCAATGTACCACTTAGTTTATCTGCTACACTACAATCTATAGTAATCTGATCTGTTGTTTCTAATACAACCTTATTACCTGCTAGTAGTTCCAACGCAGATCCAACTGGAATAGGTGCGTTCTGAACAATAATACTTGTTCCGTTTGCTGTATTGTTTGTCACGGCTCTGTTTGCTGTATCACTTACTAATCTTACTGTCGCAGTAACTTGTGCAGTATGTATATTGGATAACACTAATCCAAGTATGATTGTTGTTACACCACTTCCTGCCGTGTAGACTACATATGGAGTTCCAGCACTAGCAGGCTCGGCTGCAAAATTAACGACTTTAAATGTGTTTGCCATATTATTATCCTAACGCTATTGCTAAAGCTGTTGCTTCATTGGCAGCTAAAGTTGCTGTTGTTGCACCTATATCACTTAATACTTCACTAGCACTTCTGCCCTCTATGCTTGTACCATCAACTCTTAAAAAATCATTATCGGCTATACCACTTGTTGCCACTAATACATTACCATTAGATATACCAGTTGACAAAGTAGCAGTTGTAGTTATTGCCGTACCATTTAGTGTCATGGCATCTGCTTCTAATGTGCCATCTATATCTGCATCTCCAGAAATATCTAGTGATCCTGCGTCTAATTCACCTGTTAATGTAATATTTCTAAATGATGAAACATCTTTATTGGCATCTACTGTAACTGTCTTACTAGCAACTACAGTACCAACTGATGCACCTGTGTCGTTATAATTAAGTTCTGCTGCTGTTGATGTAACAGTTGTACTAGCTATAGATAAAGCATCTGTCTCTAATGTTCCGTCTACATCTACATCACCAGATATATCCAAGTCTGCCATAACTGCCGTGCCAGTTATTGTAGGAGCGGTAAGAGTTTTGTTTGTTAATGTCTGTGTATGTGTTTCTGATACTAAGGTTGAATTACTACCTGCTGGTAGTGTCAATGTATTACTAGCACCTACAGAGTGAGCTTGTGCTGTTAAGGTCTGTGCATGAGCATTACTAACTTCACAGTAAAATTTAATTTGCGATGCTGATCCACTATTAGATTTAAGATCGATTAATCCACCTTCTATTGTAAGATCATCTCCTACAGATAAATCTGCACTAAGAAGCACATTACCATTTATATCAATCGTTGTTGCAGCGATCTGTATTTCTGTATCAGCAACTAAATCTAACTGTCCATCGGTAGAAGAGTTTATATATAGTGCAGTATCTCTAAATTGTATTTTATTATTAGTGCCTATAGTTGTTGTAGCATCAATACTAACTGCACCATCAATATCAACAATATCTAAGTTTGTTGTGCCATCAATATCAGCATCTCCAGATACATCTAAACTTCCTGCATCTAGCTCACCTGTAAGAGTTACATTTCTAAAGCCAGTAATATCTTTGTTAGTATCTACAACAGCCGCTTTTGATGCAGCTACAGTTCCTGCCGTTATACCATCTATAGACTCAAGATCATTCTCATTTATATCTGCGGAGCCTATAACAAAGCTACCAGCAGTTACTGAACCACTTACTGAGGTATTACCACTAGCATCTAAAAAAACTGTTTTAGCAGCAGGTAGAGTACAAAACACAGTTCTTGTACCAGAACTCCAATTAACAGCATTATTAGAATTAGAACTAGCAAGTATTGTTGTTCTAGCAAGTGTAGTACCAGATGATGTAAATGTACCCAGACCGACTTCAAAGTCTGTATTATCTGTGCAACAATAATAAGTCGTATCCCCATTACTTAAATTAGCAGTAAAAGTTTCAAAACCAGTAACAGCACCACCTAATGTTAATGTACCAGTGCCAGTTGTGGTAGATGACTCCTTTATTCTATCTGATATTACTAATGCCATTACTTTAACTCTATTGTTAGATTCCCTGCATTAATTCTAAATATATCACCACTCGCTATTGCCTTACTCGCATCCAAAGCCCCTACAAAAAGTATGTTACCACTACTAGAGGCATCGGCTATAAAAACATGTGTTACTGTATCTGTGCCACCACCTCCAGAAGCTGGGAACTCTATATTTGCTGCATTGATTGCAGTCTGTGTATCTGTTGAATCTGCACCTATCGTTGTCCAACTAGATGCTGCTACTTGTTGTCTTGCATAGTTTGTAAAGTTTGCTTCTGTTACTGATCCAGTTTCAGCCGCACTCACTGCCGTTGCAAGTCCTACATAAATACTATCTCCAGGGGATGAAAAACTAAGAGAGTTGTTTTTGAATATATAATGTAATAATCTTCTCTCTAAAAAATTGGTCGCTGCATTTGCTGTTGCCATTTAAGTCTCCTATGTTCTTCTAGATTGAGGTAACCCTCTTCTGTACGCATCTGCATCTTCTCTTGCTTCAGCTAAATCTTTAACTCTTGCTATTGTTTCTAAGAATCTACCATTATAAAGATCAAGTAAATCTTTTTCTCCTTTTAAGTATACATATGCTTCAAATAAACTACCATAAAGTAAAGCAAAAGGAGCATTTGTACTCACCCAAGTTGTACCACTATCAGCTCCTGCTGTTAAACTTGCTGGTCTATAGTAATAGTGTAATTCTAAAGCGTAATTACTATCTGGTGTAGGACCTACGATAAAATTATCTACATCAAACCTTGCATAATATTTAGGAAGACCTGTAGTTGAAGAAGAAGGGGTATATTCTCTTATATAGTTTACATCTTTTTGATGCAAAAAACTTTCTGATCCAGAAGTCGTTATCTGTAATGAAAATGATGCTAAATAATCAGAAGGAACAGATAAAAACTGATCTGATGAAGTAAAAGCACTTGTAACATTTTTTCTAAAATATTCTAAATCAACTGTTTTAAAAATACGCTCTTCAGCAGCTTTTATAAAATCAGGTAAATGAGTTACAAACGATGTTTCTGCATTATCCGTATAATCTTGTATTGCTGTTTTTAATGTTGCTAATGTAAAACTCATTATCCTACCACCGTCACTGGACCTGCTGTTACAATTCCTCCACCACCTTTTTTACTGCCTGTAGTTGCTGTTTCACCATTGGCAGAAAAAGTATAAGAATCATTGTCTACTTTTGTTATACTATATCCTGATGCCTGTTGTAAAACAGATACGCTAAAACCATCAAAAGGGGAAACATTTCTAAACCTTACAGTATCTGAAGTAGACCTTCCATGATTAACTTCTTTAACAGTAATAACTGCAGAACTTGCTGACCCTGAAGTAAAAGGATTTAATTCTAATAATCTTTCTATGGCTACTTCAGTACGATCTATTCTAGAGTTGTATAATGCTTGAGGTTCAAAAGGGGGTTTTCTTGGAGTAAGCTGAGGGTGCTTTTCCTCATACTCAGAACGATGGACAATTGAGCCATTCCACTCTTTTACCTTTTCTCTAAAGGGAAAGGCAAATCCACTACGGTCAGAAATAAATTTAGCTTTTTTACCAAGTGCAAATTTCATATCAATCCATAATAAGTTGTACTAGGGGTTAGACTTAAACTCGCTCTATCCCTATCTTCAGCAGCAGCTCTTTCAAATTCTTCTTCATACACTGCTTTTAATATTTTAATTCTATCTGGAGCTCTTTTCATAGCTAAATAATAAGCTAATCCTGCTGTTAAACAAGGATAAAACCTAAAAGGTACATCAACAGTATTCACAGAGGCATCAACATCTTGTATTCTAGTTAAAGCATCATAATGTAAAACATCTGTACTATTTTCTGGAGCTGACCATATTTTTAAATTAGGTGTTATTTGTCTGTCTAAGAAAAATTGACTTGGTCTACCTGTAGTTGTTTTAGTAGGTAAATTAATATAATCATCCCTACTTATTCTGGTCATACTAAAATCTGTACCACTTCTTCTAACAACCATACTTAGTATATCTATTACATCAGCACCTAATGTATAATCTACATCATTAGCTGTAAGAGCCTGTGTTCTTTGAGTAATAGTCCATTGGTTTAAGCCTCTGTTAGCCCAGTCTGCAAATAATAAATTCATAGAACGTCTGGCTGTTCTTAAATCGTAACCTGTACGAACTTCAATACCACATCTTTCAAATGCTTCTTCAATGTATTCAGCTACATCTATTTCAAAATCTACAGAACTTGAAGTTGCCATTTCCTAAGCCTTTTTCATTACTTTTTTCTTTTTACCCAACTTTTTAAAATCTGCTCCTGTTATTTTATTTTTGGGAGAAGCCATACTAGCTAACTTTTTTTGTTTGGGAGATAATTTCTTAACCATTTAACTTACCTTTCTAGGTCTGCCTCGACCTTTTTTCATAGGGGCTTCTTTTATTTTACTACATTGGCATATCTTTGGGAAAAAAGATAAAACCCATTTATAAAATTTTGTTACCATATTTAAGCCTTTTTAGTTACTTTTTTCTTCTTTTTCTTTTTAGGAAACCCTGCTTTCATATTGGCATAAGCTTCTTTAGAAATAGTGCTATTCTTTTTTGATCTAGAAATACCTTTTTTCTTTCTTTTATTAATATTATCATATAATCCTGGTTTACTCACTTGCTTCTCCATGTTTCCTCGTGTCATAGCCATTAACACTTCCACCTTTTTCTAGATTGACGTAAACGACTATTTGGGTTTTTTGCAGCTTTAGGGAACTTCTTCATTTGACCTGCCGATCTCGCACAATAAGACTTACGTCTTTTTGCAGCTTTACTTCCAGGCTTGACCTTCCCTGTAACAGCAGTCTTTAATTTACTTCCAGGATTTGCTCTCCTATAAGCAGCAACCCCTTTCTTAGTCAAGCCAGCTCCACTTTTAGTGGGTCTTTTATGTCCAGACTTAATGGACATTTTAGGCTCTTTAGCCATTATGATAAAAACAAAGTAAGTTTGTTACCACTTCCAGTGAACCCATGTATATATGCTCCATTTTCAGCTAATACCCCTGCATCTGGAATATTTAAAGTATGTAATCCAGTAGGAAAACTTTGAAGTAGTATAGTTGCTCCACCTGATCCATCTTTAACAGTTAAAACACCAGCAGAGTTACCAAAAATTACAATTTGTCTTATTCTTGATCTAGACGGACCAACGACGGCTGCACTATCACCCTGATCGTGATTAAATGCTTTTACATCTGAACGACCTGCCATATAAATCTCCTTATAAAAAAGATGGGGGTATTAACCCCCATAGATTAAGCTTCGTAACCCATCAATTCAATGAATAACTTACCTGCTGTGTAATCTGCATCTGTTGCAGCACCAGTCGTTAGATATAAAAACTCATCTGCTGCAGGAACACCAGTAAAATAAACCTTACTTCCAGTTGTCGCGTCACCTGCGTTAACTAGTAATGTTTCTGTTAGATCACCAATAGCTCCATCTTCAACACCAGTACCTTCTGTTGCAGAGTGTACGTTAATGTCTGGATCACCACCAGCAGGAGCTTCAAAACATTCCATACTACCTGTTAAGATTGTACCGTTTCTAGCCGCTGTGATTTGACCAATGTGACAAACTAAAGATGTGCCGTTTACACCAATGATGTCACCAGAACCAGTTGATCTTAAACCTGTTAAGTCAATTAATATTCTAGTTGTGATAATACCACCACTTCTTTGTACGGAAGTTCTGTAGATAGTTCCAGAACCTGTAGTAATACCAGTTCCAGCTTCTACTGCCATTGTATTTGCGTCAAAAGATGCAAATCCAGCAGTAGATATAGACATTTGAGTAGTTTCAACTCCTGTACCTGTTGCAGTAGCAATAGACGAGTATCCACCTTCGGAACGTAAGGTTCCTTTAAAAGTTGTATTAGCCATATAAACCTCCTATCTGGCTGAGTCAGTCACATTATTATGACTGTTAGGGATAAAATCAGTATTACACAAAAAAAGGCGACACGCAAGTGTCGCCTTTGATTTTAAATTTATTAGCCTTATACTCCAGGAGATCCAAACACACATCTTGGGTCTGAAACACCGAAGCTATATCTCTCACGAGCTTTATATCTGACGTTACCAGTATCAAAGTCACCTTCCATACTTGTAGCGATTCCTGCTCTTTCAAAATGCTTAAATCCATTAGGAGCATCAGTTTTAATGAAAAACGCATCTGTATCTGTTAAGAAATGATTGATAACATAACCCTGAGGTAACATTCCCATGTTCTTAACTGCATTTATATCATTATCTGCTGTTCCGGGACGTAAGTTAGAAGCCATTAATCTTTCAGCAATAAACTGTAGTGCTGGTGGAATAATTAACTTCTGTCCTTTGAGAGCAATCTTTAGTCCTCTTTCATCAATAAAAGCTGCAATATCAATTAATGCTTGTTCTAAAGAAGTTTCATTTAAATCAGCTGAGTTAGTTAATTCATTTTTGAATGTACCACCTGCTGCTGTTGGATGATCTGTAGCACAAAGCTCTTTACCATCACCAAATGTAAACGTACTGTCAAACGCATTGTTTAATACAGAAGCTGCTTTCACTTGCTTAGTATTAGACATGGAACGAGCTAACGCACGAGTATAACGAGAACTAAGTTTGTCGTAAAGGTTATCTTCTACGGCTTCCTCAGTAATCGCAAACGCTAGTGCGATTGTTTCATGTGTGTACCTTGCTGTGAAGGACTCATTAGCAGTGTCAAACGATACGGCAGCACCTTCTGCTTTTTCGGGTGCTGTTCCAAAGCCTGACAACATTACCTCTTCTTCAAACGCTCTGTCTGAAGATTCAGTATCGTAAATTTCGGCATGTTCGTTATCATACCTATCATACTCCAAACCAAATAGAGCGTTTAATCCAGGCTCTAATTCTTTAAGGAGTTGGGATCTTGCAATAGCCATATCAATATCTCCTTATAGACCAGTAGTTGCAGAATGAAATGGAAGATTTAACTTCACCAAGAAGCGAACTCCTGCTGATGCTACATCAATATCATTGAAACCGTCTTTTATTCCAACAATTCTGAAGTTATCAGTATTTGTAGTTGCTCCTGCTGTAGTTACGGATATTTCTCCAGTAGAAATATTACTATTTCCAGTAGTAGAACCGAATCCAGTACCTTCAGCATTGGAATGAACAAGTGCCTGAGCAGTTGCTACATTAGTTAAACTTGCATCTCCTTGTATTTCATAAACCTGATTAGGGTTATCATACACAAACACAGTTGCTTCTGTGCCTGATTTTAAAAGAGATGTTCCAGGATAAAAGTTATCGAATTTTGGCTTACCTGAAAGATCAATATATTCACATCCAGCCATAACACCTAAGATTGCTACACTTCCACCATCAGCAGCACTAACGTCTACAAGTCCATTAGTCAACGGAATTACCATGTCACCTTGATAGATGGCAGAGGATGATCCAGCAGTTGCACTAACTTGAACCTTGTATGGAGTTAACCCATTTGAGTTGGGTGCAGAACCCAAGAGATTATAAGGACGTAAACCAAAAGGGGCATCTATATTACTTGCCATTTTTTAGTTTCCTTCTCTAAAGTTTACTCGGCAGTACCTTTATTACCACCGAAAGTTACACGACTTTGCCTTTCTGGTTTCAGAATAGGCATACTAGGGTGTTGTTCCCTCATCATATCGTTATCCACAGCTTTCATTTGATCTCTAGTCATATTTTTAAAATATTCCTGTCGTTCAGCTTTGGATTCTAATGGGAACCTTGCGAGTATTAAGCCACCCACCCCTATAACACCAGCATGTTTTCCATCCTGTACTGTAGGAGCTTCAAAATCGGGGTACTCGTCTGCACGAACTAATTCAAAGCCTTCGCGAAGCCTTGCAGAAAGGTTTTTCTTATCATCAAATCCCATGATTGACTCACGGATCCAACGATGAGTATAGCCTTCTGGAGCTGGGGGAGCATCTAAAGTAGATGGTGGTGTCCACGGTTTCCTGCGTGTTTGTTTTTCACGAGTAGCTGTGGTGCGTGAAGTGCGATCTGTCATAATGATCTATCCTTTACGAGTTTCTAGCAAAGCAAGCTGCTCTGCATATTTGTCTAATGGTACACCAAGTTTCTTGGCGATTGCAACCTCTGATTTATTTAATTTGACAGACTTCTTTGAAACTCTGCCAGAACCACGATTAGTAGAAGCCACGACAGGACCTCTAGGTTGATTGACTACTCGTGGTTGGTCTTCCTCTTTATATTTATGAGGAAAATCTCTTTTCATTCTAGAATCTAACTCTTCATAATAATCATCTGAAGTTGGATCAAACCCTTCAGATTCAACTAAAGTCTTATGGTGGCTAAATGCTGTTAATGTCATAGGCTCATCTGCACCAAACCATGTGTTTTTCGCAGCCCATGCTGATGCTTTTGGATCTGGAGCTGGTTTTGGTGGTGGGACGGCTGCTGAAGGAGGAGTTTCTGCAGCCGTATCAGTTTTCGCTTCTGTTTCTTGAGCTTTTTTAATATAACTTAGCTTAACATTCTCACTAGCTAAATTAGCAAGTTCAGTTTGAGCTTGCACCTGAGCTTCAGTGTCTCCACGATCTATTGCATCTCTTAATTTACTTTGTAGAGTATCTTGTGTTGCTTTTATTCTACTTTCAAATTCAGAAACATATTGTGTATCGGCTGTGCTTGCCTTTTTTGCTTGTTCTTCAACCTGAGCCTTTAATGCTTCAGCATATTTAATTGCTGCTTGTTCTCTTCTTTCAGTTTCACGCATTTTAGCTGTTAGATTATCTATTCTGCGTTGAACTTTTTTACTATAACCCTCTAATTCTTCATCAGAAGATTCTTTTTCAGATTCTTGTGGTGCTTCAGCTTGTTTTTCTACCTGCTCTTCTTTTTGTTTATCTTCAGGTAACTGAACTTCTACTTCTTCTAAATCTAAATCTAATTCTTGTTGTGCTTCTGCCATTGTTTTCCCCTATAAATGTAAAATGTCTGCAGGATCGTTAATTGTAGCTAAGATTTCGTCATCATTTAATAATCTGACTTCACCTCCATCTATTCTAAAACGACTTCCTGCGTATCTTCCAAAGATAACCCAGTCTTGTTCTTTACACCATGCTCCACTATCACCAAATTTATCTGGATCTTTGTAGGCAAGTGGACCAACTTTCAAAACTAAGGCACAAACAGTAGCTAAAGCTTCTCTTTCTACTGCTGCATCAGGGATAAAAACACCACCTTCAGTTTTTCCCTTACCTTTATAGGGTAAGACAAGTATTCTCCACCCTGTAGGTTCTGGTAATTTTTCTAATGTTGGTGTTTCTTGAGATTTTTCTTGTTTAGGTTTCGATTTTTTAGCAAATCGTTCGGGTAGTATTAAAGTTTTACTCATTTTGTTTTTCTACTCTTTCTAGCAGGGTCGTTAATTCCTGTCGAACGTAATTTAACTCATGCAATTTAGCTCTAAGTTTTTCAAACTCTTGAAAATCTTTCACAGCACCATAACATAAGGTTTCGTGCAAGTTTTCCTTGCGTTCATCCATCACTTTAAGCAATTTTTGGGAAATGTAAAGGTCATCCATCTACTTTTCTCCTCTTTTTTGACTTTTTTTTACACATTGGACATGTTTATAGTAAAAATAGTTGCCAATTTTGCAAAAAAACTTAGATAATCTCAACCAATTCCATATCATTTTGTCAAACCTTTTTGTTTCTCATACGTTCTTAATCCACCTAACCCCAACATTCCCATTAATACAGTCATAAGTGAACCCATATCAAAAGTAGGAAGCTCTGGAATCTGAACTGTTAAGTAAGCACAGATAAAAACAGTGATGGGTTGTAAGACAAAATGCCAACATAGAGCAACACCACATGTCCAACCAATAAAAGGTCGCCAACCTGCTACAAATATAGATTTATGAGTAGCTTCTGCTTTATTTATTTCTAATTGCCCTTTAGCTAACTCCTGTGCATGGTTCTCTGCCATAGTTGCCACCTCATGTGCCAACTTATTTTTCATGTCTTTGTCCTCTATAAACTTACCGAGTAAGTTACTTACTGGACCTATTAACGCTGTTAACATTATTATCTCCCTTATGTTCGTGACCCATCCATATACCGAATACACCTGTCATTACACCCATAACAACAGACACAAAAGCAGATTGACTAGCAGTTGGTGCATCTAAATCCATGAACCATTCGGCACATCTCCAGGACATTATCGTACTAGCAAGCATCATAAATCTTGGTAGAATTTTCCATTTTAAAAAAGTTTCTACATTCATTGTATTAAAATCTCATTTAATCCGAAGCCTTCCAATAAAACTAAAGTAAAGAATAACAAAAGAATACCTCCTGCTATTAATTTACCACTGAAGTTAGTAGAACCAATCTTAATAGCAACAAACTCATTACCCAAAATTCTTAGTGATAACTCAAAGCTGTTTTGCCCTATATCTAAATTGACTATTTTCTTTTTACTTCCATTTGTATCTTCCACTGTAATTCTCCCCTTTTAATCTTCCTACAGAAAGTTTTTTGCATCTATACTGAGTGGGCTTCCATAATGGATAGTATTTATGTACTTGTCTACTAATAGCCAAAGCTCTTTGTTTACAATCAAACTCTGTTTCATATGGACCATATTGATCTTCTAATACTTGGCAGTTATTGGGTATTCCTATTACACAAATTGTTACAAAAACTTTAAACATATCATCTTACAAGTAACCCTATAAGCATTACTATGGCTGTACCTGAAGTAGCTATCATAAGATGTTCCATACGTTTTATTCGTAAAATAGATTCTTTCCATCGCTCATCAGAAACAGCAATATGTTTTTCTAATGTAACATGTATCTCTTGTAAGGTTGGTTTAGGCACTTACTTAACACCTCTAAATTTTAAACCCTGCATAGACTTACGACCACCACGAGAAATTTCGCCACCTTTATTCATTTTCACAGGTTTATTAGCCATGCCCCCCATCTTCATAAACTTTCTACCACTCATTTTAGAAGTAGGCATAACCATACCACCCATATTATATTTTCTAACCATACCACCCATCGCCATGGACTCTCCTTCTAACTGGAAAAGTTCAGCATCTATAATTTGTTTAATCTCATCATGATCTGGATTGTTTGGGTCTAGTTCTGCTCTTTGATTTTTTAAATCAGCTATTCTTTGATCGTCCATTGTTATCTCCTATTCGTAAAAGTTATCGCTATATAATTCAGGTAATGATTGCATAGAAATAGATGGAAGCCCAGCAACTTGATAATTAGTCATTATTCCCATGTTTGTGTTTGTTGGAGGACCAACAGGTTGTCTACCCATATTATAAACAGGGGTAGAATTTATTTGTGCTTGAGTTTTTCCACCAAACGGATTATTAATACTGCCTATTCCTCTATTTGCTAAACTCAAACCAAGTTGTGTCGCTCTATCTAAACCAAACGCTGGACCAGCAATAAAAGATAAAGCCCCTAAAGGAGTGTTTTGTCCAGGAACCATCATATTATATAAATTAGTACTCAAAGCTACATTAGGTTTATACCCTATTGCTTTTTGGAACACACTCATAATACCACCCCCACTTGGAGGAGTCTTACCATCTGTAACAGTGACATCTTGTGTACCCTTACCCCCAAAAGGGTCTAAGTCTTGATTAGTCGGACCAAAATCACTAGCTGAAAAATTACCACCCATAGCGTTACCGACGGCTGCTGCTGATTCAGTAGGGTCGTTTTGTCCAAAATCACTAGGATCATATGCCATTATTGTCCTGCCTTACCATTTGCATTCTGGGCTTGCCTTTGTAATGCAATATTCGCTCTCATTTGTGCAATATCCTCAGTAGTTTGGATACGCTCTCTTTGTATCGCATTAGATTCATCCATTTTTTGTTTATCCAACTGCAACTTAGCTTGGTCTTGCATAGCATCTTGTTGCTGTTCTTGAGCTCTTAAATCTAACTCTTGTTGTTTAATATCTACTAACGGATCATCACTTTCTTTTGGTGGGTTCGCTTGTAAATATTCTGCCATTAATTCTGCTTGTACTTCTGATATTCTATTTTCCATAGCTACTGGATCTGGTTGTGCCTGTTGTGCCATAGCTGGATCCATCGCTGAATCCATAGGTGGTTGTGCCATTTCCTGCTCTACCATTACTTTTGCTTTCAACGCTAAATGTTCATATATATGTTTTTCTAATGTCATCAATACTGCTGGTTGTAATTTAGCCGTTTGACTTTGCATATATATCTGGTGTACTGCAATATGTGCATCATGGTTCTGTTCAGGAAATGCAGTCAATTTACTTTGTCCTATAGCAGCATCACTCGCTTCTTGGTTTTCTGTTCCAGGATCTTTTGGTTGTGGTTGTGGCTTAGGAGTTAATATTTGGTCAATATTACCTACACCTAAAGCTTCATACATACGTTTATAACTCTCATACATATTGTGCATTTCTGGTGCAGCTTGAGCCAATTTTAATTGTTCTTGAGCTAAAATTACTCTTTGCGACATACTAAAAATATTAGGGTCACTTACTGGAAGTACATCAATACGTTGGTCAAAATCTTGTGCTTTAATCTGTTGGTCAACACCTGTTTCATAAGGATAAGGTACAGGGTCTTGTGCAAACTGCTTCGCAAGCATTTTTAATTCTATCTTCATAGAAGCATGCAATCTTTTATGCACAGCATTAATTACTCTAGCACCACGCTCAAGTAAAGCGATTGTAGTTCCAACTGGCATCTCCTGTTTACCATCACCTACACCAATATCACTCGTGCCTACAAATTTTTGTGCAGCCGATACAACAAATCCCATTAATTCAAATAAAGTTCTACTTGGTTCTTTATAAGGTAAAGGCATTAATACTGAACGTAAATCTCCTCCCGGAACATCTACATCTCTAAATTCTCCAGGACTCAAAGGTTCACTATCATTTGCAATTCGCATTCCTCTTGCTTTAAAACCTGCTGGCATATTACTCAATGTACCTGCATCTATTAACTGTCTGAGGTTCGCTGTCGCTGTTCTACTTAAATTACCTATCATATGAATTAATCCAAAACCATAAAACCCTAATCCTGGAGTAAATTTATATTGCACAAAATGTTGAATCTTCTGCCTTTGTATATCGTCTGGCATAAAATTACGGCGAACACTCAACACATCACTTGTATCACTACAAACAGTTACAATGTATGGTAACTTTATGCCAGTCTCTTCACCCTGTTCATCTTTATCTGTATATTCTTCTATGTCTAAATAACAATGGCACTCGTACAATGTAAATTCTTCATCATAAGAATTACTGCTCGTACCCGAAATTTCATTATACTTATCGGTAATTTGGTCAGCTTCTTCAGCAGAATTACCTTTCATATCTACATTACTGTAAATTCCATTCCGTTGTTGTTTTTTAAGTTCATTCTCACTTATTTTTATAGTATGCGTTACTCTCTCAGCACTGCGTAAATCAGTTGCTGTGTAAGGTACTACTAATTCCTCAGCAGGTATAAACTTACTTACAGGTCTACCTAATACTTCATCGCGATAAACCTTTTTAAACGCACTACCAGCAAGACCTAGAAAATATAACATCTGATCAAACTCAGGCTCGTATTCTTCCATCTGGTACATAACCATATAATTCATGTACTCAGTTACTCGTTTTGCTTGTTTTTCAACTTCTGGGGTAGAAGTTCCTACTATATGAGCTCTCACTGGACCACCACTCGGCATCATCTCTTTATATGCCCCAGCTTGAAACTGAGTAACAGCTTCATTTAACATAGGGTGAATTACTCCAGTCGCACCCTCAAAAGGTTCACTACGTTGCTCATAACGTAAACCAAGTAAATCTAATCCTTTTGTATAACCCTCTTCCCATTCAGAACGGCTATTTTTATCTTCTTCTACAGAATCTAATATATAATCGGAAATTTCATTTAAACTATCTTCAGATAAATTATCTACAAGATTATCAAAAAAGTTTTCTGGCTCACCACCCATAGGGGTTTCTTCATCGCCAAATTTTATTTCTACACCACCTTCATCATCTTCTTCTATTTCAAAATCTACCTGCTGAGATTCTTGTTCCAGTAAATCATCTTCTTCTAAACTCAATGTTTCATTCGGGGCTTCTACAAGCGAGCGGTCTACATTACTTGGACGTGGTGAAATAGCCATTAGTAATAAATCCTTTCTTTAGGTATTGGATCTTCATCTTGATAATCCTCTGGGTGGGTAATAAACCCTCCCTCTCTAAATCTTCTCAAAGCTTGTGACACTGTATCAACATAATCATCGTGTTCTCCTGCAGGAAACGCTGCACACTCTTCAACAACATCTTCAGCCCATGATGTATCTGGACACCATACTAACCCACTTTCGAACAAAGGTGCAATAGAATTTACTCGACTTATCTTATCATTTCCTCTACTGGGAGAATAATTAGTGACGGGGATCCCCATCTGCCTCAGTTCTTGGGTCAATGGCATACCCGAAGCTTTTGCCTCAATTAAAACCATTTCTGGTTCCCAATACTTATATTCTTCTAAAGCTTTCCGTCTTAGTTCTGGAAAATCCCATCTACCCTTTCTCGCATCAACGAGAATAATGTTTGGGGGTTCACCCTCCTTTGGGTAAAAAACACCCCATGTTGTTATCGCACTATAATCCGCTGATTCCTGTTTACTAAATGCCGTATCATAACTTTGCATTACATATTCCAAAGCAGGTAATTCTTTCTTCTCCCACTTCTTCCACCAATCACGCTTAATTATCGCACTAACATCGCTCGTAGGATTCTGCTGCCATTGAGCTTCCCACTTACCAACTGACAAACTTCCCTTTACGGCAAGTAAATCTTCCTTCTTCCAAAACTCACCCCACAAAGGTTCATCATTCGGCATTAACGCAGGAAACTCTATTATCTCCCATTTATCAGCCAGTACATCTCTCGCTTGCTGTCTTAATAATTTACCAGTTAAATCATTCTCAGCCCATCGCGTCATCACAATTACTATCGTTCCTCCTGGCTGCAACCTCTGTCGCGGACCAGAAGTATACCATTCATAAGCATGTTCTAAAGCCGTCGGACTTAAAGCATCTTGCTCGGAATGGGGATCATCAATAATTAATAAATCTGCACCTCGACCAGTAACAGCTCCTCCCACTCCAGCAGCAAAGTACTCACCACCTTTATCCGTCTCCCAACGACCTGCTGCTTGGGAATCCGAACGTAAAGTTACTTTTGGAAAAACTTTTAAATATTCTTGGCTATTCATTAAGTTACGAGTCTTACGTCCAAAACGAAAAGCAAGCTCAGCCGTATGCGTTGTCTGCATAATCTTTAACATAGGGTTCCTACCCATTAACCATGCTGGAAGCATAAAACTCGCAAATTCACTTTTAGTATGTCTAGGGGGCATGTTTATTATTACACGCTTTAACTCTCCCGTCGCCACTCGATTAAACTTTTCTGCCATAATCTTATGGTGACGTCCATGAATAAATCCATCCCAAGTCTGTTCCACAAAAGTTAAAAAATCCTTCTGGGCTAACTCGGAATCTTCCATCTCCTTCGCTCTCTGCATTAAGTTCGCAAAATGCTTTAAACGATCCTCTGGTATTAAATCAATATCCATAGCCATTATTTTTTTATATATCAAAAATTTTTATAGAGCAATGAACCTATGACCTTTTTCTGGATAAGGGGGGTACTGGTTTAATAATTTTTTGACGTCACAAATTTTGCGAGGAACATGGCAAGCCCCCTTGATAGGGCTTGCCTAAAAGTCTCTAGGGGTGGCGTCAAAAAACCCTGCTAACCTATAGGCTAGCAGGGCTAGGGGGTAACCTAAGTTACTTAGTTGTTGTTGGCATAGTGCTAACAAGTTTTATAAAAGGTGTACCCCAACTGCTACTACTAGGGCTATAACCACCATTTAACAGGGCTAACAAACAATTAGGTTTTATACTGCTATGCCCTAATGGCTTGCCAACTGCTAGGCTAGTACTAACAAGGTTACAAAGCTTACCTGTTTGCTTATTTTTAACACCATGTAACATAGCATTTTGTATTATTGCCCTAACACCGTTGGGCTTACCACCATAACCAAATGGCACAGGGTTAGCCTGTTGTAATTTGCAATTAGGTAATGGTACTATTTGTGCGTTAGCCATACTACCACCACAATTATTATTAATAAAAGCCCATAAACTAGCATAGGTTACCTCGTTGCCTGTATGTGTTAAAGTTGCGTAAGTTGTTGTTGGTGCGTTAGGTGCTACCTTACCTTTAGTTTTGTTTTGCATTTTATACCCCTTTTGGTTAATGCGTTAAAGTTGCTATTATATAAACATTTATTTATAATTTTTGCAAAACCAAAATAGTAGTTCTCTATATATAACCCCTATATTAATGCTTATGATTAGACCTCTCTAAATCCATCCTCTCATCGGGGAAATCTTCGGGAATCCTCATCCTCTGGTCGGGGAAAGTCCTCGCGAATCATCAGTGGTTAAAATCAAAAAAAGAGGGGACAGTCGCCTGTCGCCCTCGTGTTAGATGTTAAGCTTTGACTACGAGCTTGATGTACGGAGTCATCCAGTATTTGCTGGACGGTGAGTATCCTCCGTGCATGAGAGCATGTAGACAAGTAGGCTTTTTGCGACTGTGTCCAAGAGGAGCAGCTTTATTGAGTATGGTCTTAAGGGACATATCTTTGTCCTTGCCGACACCGAATAATAACCAATCCTGAATCATTTGTCGGACGCCTCCAGGCTGACCTCCATAGCCGAATGGGACAGGCTTGTCACTTGCCAAGTCACAGTTATCAAGTGGGACAACCACTACATTGGATTCTTGACCTCCTGCATGCTCCTGGACGAACTTCCAGATGTCATTGTAGGATAGCTCCTTGTCAGTCACTTTTAACTCAACTGATTTTACAGTTTTAATTGGAGCGTCTAAGGTTAATGATGCCTTAGTCATCTTTTTAGTAGTTTTAGTCATTGTAATCCCCTTTCTACGAGATTGTTAAGTTAATAGCTGTTTGCTATGATTAAAGAATAGCAATTAATTTCTCTAGTTACAAGTCTATTATTGTCCTATTTATTCGTTTTTTGTCCTCAGTTTAGACAATCAATCTGGCGTCATCATCTTTCTTCTTCTTTGTCCTCAATCATCCTCTTTCCTCGGTGAAGAGAAACGATGACGCGAGGATGAAAGACGATAGAGGAAGATTGATGAGAAACTAATCGTTGTCAGGACGACGCGAGGAGAGTAGAATATGATTGATGATACCCGTCCAGTCGTACGGGATTCTTGTCTCAAAATCAGGAGTCATGTCATCCTCCATCATCGGGGAATCTACCCAATGCCGAGCTCGCCAGCCCCCAAATAATTTGAGCGACGAGGAAGAGAGATGATGAACCAAGTTCCAGACGTGTCCTGATTGCGAAGAATATTGAGTTTGCCAGAGAATTTGGTGAGGAGACAAATTGATAGACTTTAATGACTTTAACCTGTGGACTTTCAATTCTAACCAAAAAGCATGACCATCAACTATGCCATGCAGATCTGGAACTCCAGGAATAGCCCATGACTCAAGACGTGTCCAAAACACCCCTTGAGCCTTTGTGTTGTCGCGTAGATTATGCCACAGTTTAGACTCAGGCTTTTTCATTAATCACACTCTACCTGTTCTACGTCGGGTCGCCACTCTAGCAGATACTCACATACTCGTTTCCAAGTATTTTGCACACTAGGGTCAACGTCTTCTACATGACCACTGTTGTACTCGTCATCACACTCTACAAAAAAGTTACTATCCTCTTCTATAGTACCATAGCAATAGATTGTCCCTCCGTTTGGTTTGTTGTGGACGTAATCAATATGGTGACCTCGCTCGGTCGTTACATTATATGGCATTAACCTATCCTCTCTTCTGGCTTACGATTTTCATTAAAAACCTCTATAATGGTTTTTGTCTCGCCTGTTTGTTGGTTAGTCAGTTTTTCCTTATGACCACAGGGAGTGCAGAACTCTAGCCATTGACTACCTAATACAAGGTGGTTAGTGTCTGTCCTCTCTTCACATATAATACATTGGTTTGACATTTTTAATCCTTTCTACGATTAATTAAGTTATATTTAATAATAGCATAAAATATGTCAAGTGGTGTCTTTTATTATCTTACTTTCTCCCTCAATAACGAGGTTGTCTTCAGTAAAAGATTTGAGTGCAGGAAACTCTTCTTGGATTCTCTTAATTTCTTTCATGACTTCGTCGCGATTCATCGAGTCAATCTTTCCATGCAGAATCTCTTTGCGATCAATATAGAGTCCGGCAGCTTGACCTCGGGATTTCTCTGCCGCGACGGCTGCTGCGAAATTTCCTCCTGTCATAGCTTGATCTCTGATCTCGGCTAATTTTTTAACGTGTCCTTCAAATGAGACTTCGTATTTTTTAGATAGCTCGCCTTTTAGCTCTTTGATTCGGGCGACTACTGCTGGATATCGGGTTCCGTTGAGGAGTTGCGATGCTATTGCATGAGCTGATGCGACAGAATATCCTGCTTTTATCGCTGCCTCAGTCTGGCTTATATCTTCAGTTACATAAATCTTAGCGAACTCTTCCTGTTTGGGAGTGATCCCCTTCTCCGATCGGGGATTGCCTACAATATCTAATGTGGGCTTATGCGTCTTTTTTGCTAATGCCATAATTATCTCCTGTACTTTACATAATAGGAGCAGACAGAGAATTTGCAAAGAATTTTTTTATCTCCGATAACAGTGTGTGACCAGATGAAGTAAGATATTAGATATTGTATATCGGAATATTTCAAAAAAATAATTCATTAACTTTTTCATTTCACTCCTATATAAGCAAACTCCGTGAACCATTGTTATCGGTCCACGGAGTCTTAGGGGCATATGGGTAAACGTAGAGAGATTTACCCTTTGAGAATTCTATTCCAAGCAGTTTCTAAAAGCAAGTAGTGATCGGTATCCATACTTTTTTTATTTAGTTTAAGATACGTGGAGATAATGGACACGGCAGATTGCCATGACATATCTTTTAGTTTTTCATCCCAATAGGCTTTACTTTCTTGCTCAGCCCAATATTTATCGTCACGATCGTATGGGTGACGTGGTAATTTAGTATGAGTAGTCATACCTTCTTTATTTTCCATAGTTTTCCTCCTATATTTCTATGGTTGCGTAGTCAATGAGTTCTACTTTAATTTTTTCTGGGTGATGAACTTTGTTTAATCGTTCAGTTTCTGCCATTTGTGATACTCTATCATTTGTGATATTATATTCTACTTCGCCATCGGGGTAAGTAGTTCTCCATAAATATTTTTTGCCTGTCGGCGATACAACATCAAGAGTTCCATTTTGGAACCCTTTAGCGAAGTCGTGTCCACAGCCACCACACAGAGAATTTACGGATAAATCGCCCCAAAACTCTGTATTGCATTGGGGACAATATAATTCTTTAGCCATTCGGTTTCTCCCTGAAAGTATTAGCGAATTGTTTAGCATTATGATAAGTACCTGTAAAATAATCAACAACCTCATACATCGGCGAACCCCAACACTCATCATAGTCGGGGTAAAGGGTAATATCGCCCTTTTTATTACCAGTCGCAAAATTATCTTTAGCCCACCTTAGGACAACCCAGTCTTTTTCCATTACAAATCTCCCTTTCGCATTCTATAATCTCTATGCCAATCAAGTAACCCTTTCGCATTAAACACTTGTCGCATTACTTTAAACTCTTCATAAGTACCTAGCCTAATAGAATCAACTAAATCCTTACGTTCAAAGTAACGAATATCGGCTGAAGTAGTATGGGGGTCGGAATTACAATACTCGGCACTTGCTATTCTAAGATTAAGTTCATGCTGTTGACTTGCTGTCAAAGGAACATCTTTGTATAGTTTTAACATTAACTTCTCCTCTTAAGTTGTTGTTTACGTTAAATAAATAGTAACAACGGATAACCCGATAAGCAATTCTTGTTTAGTCTTTTAGCCTCACAATATCGTCTTCCCCAAAATATGTACCGAGTTGTGTTTCAATAATGGTTAGAGGTCCATCAGTCTCGTTTGCTATATAATGAATACTTGTTTGTGGGATATCTATACTTTCGCCTTTTACAAGGGAGTAGAATACACCATCAAGATAAACAGTTGCTTCTCCTTTTGTAACGAGCCAATGTTCGCTCCTGTGCATATGATATTGTTTAGAGATTTGTTTATATGGATTAATCGTTAACTTTTTTACTTTACAATCGTGATCGAGTTGTAGGACTTCATATTTGCCCCATATTCTATTAACTATGTCCATCGTTTCCTCCTGAAAAAAATTTTGTGCTTACATAATCAATCAGAGTTTCCCAATAAACTTTTGCGTCGCCACGCAAATTAAGACTGATTATGTAAGCTAGAGTAGGAAGGGGTTACTAGAAAGGAGATGTACCCCTTCAGTCAAGAGACAATACTAAAAAAACACTTGACTTAACCACTACTCTATTCTGTCTTTACAAATACTCCATCTAAATTATAACCCTTTCTATCTTGGATCTCAACTAATGCTTTGCGTAAACAATCTTTTACACTAATTTCATTCCTAATCATAATATTTATCATTACAACTAACATATCACCAAGGGAATCGGTCAAATCATTATAAATATCGGAACAAATATCATCAGATAATTCACCTAATTCCTGCATCAACTTTAAACATTGGTCTTTGTCGGAACTACCTTCTATTAATCCTCTATCTTCATGCCACTTTTTTACTTCATCAAGGAGTTCGTCAAACCCCATTGAATCGTACTTTGACCTAGTCCACCTTCTAGCATTTGGCTTACTAAAATCACTCATTTACCACCTCACTTTGTAAAATCTGTTTGTTTTGATATTCAATACAGTAGCATAATCTTTATGGATCATCATATCTACTAACTCATAACCATAGGCTATAAGAATCTTTTTTAAGTTATCTAATGTATTATCAAGTTCGTTCTTTTGATTTATCTGTTCCATAGTCAACTTAAAGTTATCGCTATGAAAGTCAGCAAGTACATTGGATAATTTTATATACTCTGGTATATTCATTTGTTTCTCCCTTAAAGTTAAGTGGAGCCAGAACAATCTATCCTTCTAATAGGTCAATTACACCCATATATCGGCTGGGTTCTGGCTCCGTAGTTCACGCGAACTATGCTATTATAATTACATTAATTAGGCAGATTTAAAACTCTAATGTGTTCTTTTAGCCTCGTCAAATCAGAGTTAACAGTTTGCCAAAATTTAATAGCCCAACGATTATCATCAGGTAATAATTCTAGCAATACTTCTACATTATTGATTTTTTGCAATATATCTTCTTCTGTAAGATGATCTCTATTGTACATTTTTAGGGTTCTCCTTTTTAGGTCTTCCAGGTTTGCCATATTTAGGCTTCTGGTCTTGTTTACGTCCATACTTTTTTATCTTTTCGTTTTGAACAACTTTACTTCTATTTGTTAAATTAAATAAATTAGATTCATGTTTACTTGTTTGAGAGGGAGGTAAATAACCTGTCGGCATAAATTGTTCGTTTTCGTTTTCTTCTGCCATAATTTCCTCAGCATAACAAAGATGAAAAGACATACTTTTATCTGTCATACATTTTACATATTCAATAGTTTCTATCATTTCATCACTTATAATATCTAGGTACAACCTACCTTGTGAAGTGATAGTGAAATTAGTAAATGGATAAAACGGTTTCATTTACGTTCCCCAAACAAAAAGATTAACAATACCATCAATGCTAATATTATATAAAGCATATCAAGTTGGAAACCTTAAAACATTGTCAGAGACTGCGATTGCATGGTCTCGTGTATATGTATCAATAAAGGTTTCAATATCATTTTCGTTCATGCCCCATGCTTTAAGTTGGGAGATAGCTGTCTTAGCTGATATACAACCCTCAATAAATAAAGCTTGCACTTCTTCTATACTACTTGGCGTCATAACAATTCCTTTCTATGTTTATTGCTATATTTAAATTTAGCCCACCATAAAGGGAGGAGCAAGTCCTTTTGTGTCTGTGAACTTAGATAACAAAAGATACAAAAAGAAAAGTCTTTTGACTTCACAGGGGCTACCTTATAAATACGCAAAATAAACAACTTAAAAGGAGAATAAAAATGAGCGTACAAACACTATACTTTATTGACCACCACCATTATACAGTGAAGACTGTTGACATAAGTGGTGTAGCTGTAGAGATTGTCTCAAACATATTAAAAGCGAGCAATTTTTACGAGGCTACCTATACAGTAATGCACGAGCCCGACGCCCCTGTATTAAACCAAGACTGCCAAGTATTTATAAAGCACGACGATACAAAGTGGTTTAAGCATGACGATACAAAAAGTAAGTGGCTTAAAACTGACGATGTAGTTATTGACTACAAAATATATACTAAAGTACAATAAACGAGTAAACGAGGAAGAGGAAGCTATGGCTTCCTCTTTTTTGTGCTACTTTACGTCATCTTTCTTCATCGAACCGTACAATAGTCAAAAAATAGTGGGTTAGTTACCTACCACCCACTATTAAACTGACTGTCAGAAAGGGCTTAAAACCCTCCTTTTTTACGTCAATATTGTAAAATTTACCAATATATGAGCAAAAAGGTCAATTGCTAGGGCTACTAGGTAATCCATCTTTTGCCTCCCTTTCTTGTATATCAATTACTTCGTCAATCATATCGGTCAACACCTCATGAAAAGCCTCGTTTAATGTAGGGTTTGCATCTGGGTGATGTACTATATTATGAGCATACATTTCAGTCACTCTTGAAACGAACTCATCAAAAGGAGGTAGCTCGTATGTGTCTACCTCAATAGTAACCTTTTCAGTCATTTTTGGCATTTTTATCCTCCTTCATGCTAATACGCACAGACAGGTCTGTTTCATTTTGACGTATATACAATAACATTTCACCGACCCATTGTTGAGTTGCCTTTATAGTTTTGAACTCAACACTATCACGAAGAGAACCATCAGGATAATGATGTTCTACTAAATAAACCATTATTATCTCTCCCTCAAGTATTCATGGATTAAGTGGTTAACGACCTGTTGTAAACTGATACTGACACCAGTATTACTGTACAGTATGTCTTGGATACTTTTAAGATCTTTGATGGTTTCTTCTTGATTAATCATAACGAAATTACGATCGGCTTGTTTTTGATTATAATTAAGTTTGCTTTTAGTTTTGACCATAAGGTCCTCCTTTGTTAATGGTTACTTTATTAATAATAAAAAACATTATAAGGATAGACTATTTAAAAGTTATCAGTCCTTTAAAGCCTCTCCATTTTCCTTAATAAAAGTTCTGAGCTTTTTGTCGCAATCAGGTTCGCCCCCTAACTCATCAACAATAAATTGTGTGAGGGCATCACCACTTATTTCGCTTTTCTCAAAAAGCATTAACATAAAGTAAACTAGATCTCTACCCTCTAAGGTATCAATCATATGACACACTTTTTGTTTATCGGTTAAAGGTGTATCTAAAGCATCTATTAAATCATCCATTACTGTTCTCCTTTGGCTAATGGCATATTGATAGGGTCAACTCTACCCTGTGGTTTACAGACTGCGTAAATCAATACTCGGGCAGTTGGTCGGTTAGCTTTTACATTGAACTCATAATCACGAGCTTCTTGCAATGATTCAAAAGCAACTTTCTCATATTTGCCACGACCAAGAAACTCAGTCACCATGTAACCTGTGACATGTTTGAACATTTCCTCTTCATAGCCTTGCCAAGTATCCATCATACACTCCTTTGTAGTTATTAATTAATAGTAACAATGGATATTTAGAAAGACAAATCTTATTGTTTCTGTGCATCTAACTTAGCACGGAGTTTTAAACCAAAGTCAAACCCTCTTTTATAATAAGCTGATGAAGTACTGTTCTGATTCATTTCTCCATCAAAGAGGGCATCAACAATGCCCTCTTCATACATACTTAGATAGGTTGATCTTTTCTTAGCTAGTATGTCCATAGCTTCTCTCTCCCTTTGAGTTCGTCTTATTCGTAGACGAGTTTTGCGTTTTAACCATGTGAGGTTGACGGTCAATGAGTATGTTCCCATACTGCTTGTGATAATACTCTCAAGGCTGAACCTCTACCCATTTTTTGACCTGCTTCTCTCTGAGCATCTTGTAAACCAAAAAGATTTGTTAAAGCATTAGCTATCGTACTAGACATAACTCCTTGTAATGAATGAATAATTTCACCATCATCACCATAGATAGTACTTTTTGGTGAACTCGTATCAGACTTATAAGTATGAGCATATTTTAGCACAAACTCTTCTGGCAAACCAAGATCGGTAAAAGCACTCGGCTTGAATATAGTATGAGCATCACTCATGACTTCCCAGTACTTATTTTTTTCTACATTTTTTATCGCATTGTAGAACTGCTGTGTTTCACTCTTCATAGTCTTCGTCTCCTTCATGTGGATTAGCATAAAAAATTACGACATGTGCTATTCTATCACTTTTAGGACTGTCGCCGTTCCTTTTCGACATTATAGTTTCAACTTTTGCATGGAGCTTTGAATCTGCAAATCCCCAATTTGTATGACCGAGTATTGCTTCGCAGCAATCATCAATGTCGTCAGTGAAATCTCTACTCATATAACTCTTTCTCCCATTGTTTGATCATTTCTTGTAAGCCCTCAGCACACTCGTACCTACCATCAAGTAAGGCAGATTCCCTTGTATCGTCATCTTCATACAAGGGGTTTTTTCTAACCTCGGATAGTTCGCCTCGTAACCATACTTTTATGTTATTGACTAGCTGATTAGCTAAATCATCTGGATTATTCCGCATTTTACTTCCTTTCTACGAAGTTTGTTGGTAATTATTTAATAGTACAAATAGAAAAAACGAAAGACAACTCAAATGTTGTCCTTCGCTCTAAGGTATTAAGCGACTATACGTTGATTATCACTAGCTATTTCTGCATACTCAAGAATAGTTTTATCAGCTTTAAAAAACTTATCCCTTTCAACAGGTAAACCAAATGGAGGGAAACGTAAATTCTGCAACTCTGAATAACTTACCATACCTAACTCTGGAGTACCCATACCTAAGTCACATAAGCCAAACATATAATCATTGCCGTCCCACTCACTTATTAGCCAAGTGCAAGCACCACCACCGAAAAACTTAACGACAGGCTTTAAGTTTTCCTCTTCGCTTTGAAAATTTGCAACTAACTTAGTCGCTAACTCTTTAGTTAATAGCTTCATATTTTTCCCCTTTCTACGAGAATAAGTTAACATTAAATATAGTATTACAAAAGATTTATTGAAAGGCAAATCTTTAGTTTTCGGGTCGCCATTGGCTTCCAGTGAGACTCCCACACTCATAACAAGCAATCTGGTGAGTTTCATCAGACAACATCAAAAACGATTGTGAGCCACATAATCCGCAGACAACAACCTCAACCTCTTTAGCTACTACTTGTAATCCTGGGAGGGGTTTTGGTTTAGTCGGGAATGGTATGATGTTAGATCCTCCATGAATGGGGGAATTTTTCTTTTTTTCCATTTACAAATGTCCCTTGCTAATTGTTTATCATAATAGTAATAATCTTGATACGCAAGTATGGGATCTGAAGTTTTGTACTCTTCAGGCATAGCTTGAGCAAACTTAGTAAACCCCCTTGCTGTCAGTCCTGTAGGTGGGGATTTAATTAGGCAAAGCACTTGCTCACAGGCATGAATACGTTCATATCTGTAAGTATATTCTTTACATAAAGCGATGCCTAACTTCCATAACCACCGATAATTTTCTAATGTCTGTCCAGCCCACAAAGTACAAGGGTGTTTTTGATGAACAATTTTGTATGGTCCTTCTTCATTATACCTATAGAATACTGTACTGAGCATTTGTGTTGTTTCTAAAGGCATTTTGACAATATGCTTATCGCAATGATATTCAGCACATTTCTTATGGTTGTAGTCCAGTACGAAAATGTTCATAACATAACCTACCCTATAAAAATAAGAAAGACCGTTCCTTTGTTATCCGTGAGGAAAAGTTTGCATCTTTTCCATTCTGTCTACGAGACGTTTTGCTCTGTTTGGAACTTGATTAAACCAACGAGAATCTTCCATTTGAATGGAAGCCTCAATCCAATCATTATCAGAAATCGCTTGATTCATCTTTTTAAACTTACTCAATCGTGGTCTACCCATATTGAACATCATATTGCATAAAATCAACTGAACTTCATCGGGAAGTTCGTCAAAATTAGTATAGAGTTTTTTGCACTCGTTTATCGTAGTATGAATATCTGCTTGGAAACAAGAGGAGACCCTGTCCCCAGAGACAACAGTTCCTTCGGGTTTCCCATATTCTTCATCCCATTCTGTAATCAAATGTCCAATTCCAAAAGTAGGTAAGCCAAGATGATCTAAATAGATCTCATACTTACACCCTTCATCTTCCTCTATCTCTTTTCTTAATTGATTTTTATCCATGTTAATCTCCTAATGTTGAATGTTTACTCGCTAATTGAACTGTGGGTTTTCTAACTACTCTACCATATTCTATTTCTTTTGCTGCTCTGGGGTCATCTTCAAATCGTTCTTCATACGCTGAGGGTGGTGGAGGGTTTTTTTGCATTTCTAAAAACATTTGTCGCAGTTCACTATGACCACTCACTTTATCTCCACGACAAGAAGCACATAACTTTGGTCTTGTTCTTCTATTATTTACTCGTTTTAATTTTTCTCCACACTCAGAGCAATTAGAAAAATCTCTCATTTGTTTTTCCTCCTTATTTTAGTTCTAATAAAATACTATGTACTACTGCAAAGTCGGGATTGCTAGAAAATTTTCTATACAAATATTCTCTGCCACGAGTATAAATAGGCTCAGCTAACGTATTTCCCATTTGTATTTGTCTTTTACAATGTAAAACTAACTCAAGCATGTCAGCCATTTTGACTAAGTTCCTATCTTTCTCTGTTAAATCTTGTAGCATAACAGGGAGTTCCAGGTCTTTTTCGTATTTAAATTCTGCTTTTGAAAATTCTTGTGCTAACTCCGTATACTTCCATTTAGTTGTCGCTGGAAGATCACCTAACTCGGCTTCTGCTACATCGTGGAACAACAACCAGAGTATAGCCTCTTTACTTACATCTTCCCATAGGGTAGTCAGTACAATTAATGCCCTCCATGTATGACTGGCAACATTCTGTCCTTCACCTACTTCGGGTCTTGTATGGAATCTAACAACATGACCCCCTTGTAATCTTCTATGTACTTTTCTTAGTAATAAGTAATCCCCTTTTTGTGAAGATCCCCATTTTATATTATCTGACATTACTTTCTCCTATGTCTGCATGGTTGAATGATTATCTCGTAAACCCCTTGTCCAAGGTTTATCGCTTAATGTTTGTTTTGCCTCACCCCAATTTGGACCGAGCTCGGCATCTACAATACTTGGTACTTCAAGAGAGACACAAGTTTCCATTATTTCTGTTATCTTTTTTACTTGTGCTTCATTTTCTACACTTACATCAAGTTCATCATGCACTTGTATCATAGGCATAATTCCCTCTTCAGCTAATGCAACCATCGCAGCTTTTGTCTGATCAGCAGCACTCCCTTGAATTAGTTTGTTTAAAGCTTTATAAGTGAATGCTCTTTTAATAGCTGGACCATGTTCAGCATAAGCATCTTTTTGAGTCATAGGTTTCCAGCTACCATATTGAGTTGGTTCCCATTTATCAAACCTACATCTTCTACCTAGTAAAGTACGGATAACTCCTTTTTGTGTAGCTCTATTAATAGCATACTCAGATAACTCTTTTACAAAGGGTACTTTTTTATGATAAGTAGCAAATAAATCTTGTGCGTCTTCAAACTCTAAGCCTAAACTTGCTGCGAGCTTCTTACTTCCCATACCATAAAACAAACCTAAGTTAATATCTTTAGCCTGTTTGCGTGGTACTCCTACAATATCAGCAGCCATCTGGTGGAAATCTGTTCTAGCATCTATATTATATTGGTCTGCAAACTCTTCTGCCCCTCTAAAGCCCATGAGTTTTGCATAATGTACCACCAATCGAGGTTCTTGGCTTGAGTAGTCGAACGCACCCCATAACGCATCTTGTTCTGGTATAAACAAACTACGAATAAGTGGACCAATTTCACCATGCCTAGCAGGAATTTGTTGTAGATTAGGGTTACTATAACTGAATCTTCCTGTTACTGTGCCACCTTGATCACTGCGTAAAGGGTGGAGTTCAGCATGAATCCTACCATCTTTTTGGTGTTTTAGTATAGTATCTACAAAAGTTGTTCGTGCTTTATTAAATTCTCTAGCTTGTACAATCATTTTAGGGACTTCATGTGGGTGTGTCGTTAAAAACCCTTTAGTAAAGCTAGGAGCTCCTGTCTTTTCTGTTTTACTGTAACCTAATCCAACAGCATCAAAAGCTTTAGCAACACTCTCAGAAGCCCATATTTCAACTTCCACACCTGTGATTCTTTTTATTTCTTTCATTAACTTATGTTCTTTTGCTAATAAATCTACTTTTATTCTTTCAGCTTTATGTAAATCAACCCGAACACCCTTTGCTCGCATAGGAATAATTGTTTTAAGAACCTTGAGTTCAAGGTCAACTATATCTGAGATGTCTTCTTTAATTATTAATCCTTTAAAATACTGCCATAATCTTAAAGTTAGTCCAGCATCTTGCTCAGCATATTTACCTACATAATGAGCAGGGAGTTTATACATTTCGCTTTTAGCATTTACTCCAAATGCCTCAGCAGCTTCTCTTAGGTCAGCTTCTGACTTGCGTTCTTGCAAATAATCCCTGCCTATCGCATTAAGGGCATAACTGAATCTATTTTCATCCAACAGGGGAGCAACAACCATTGTATCACATATTCTACCTTTAATCTGTACTCCCTCTGCGAGTAACCAACCTACATCGTAAGGAGCATTATGAAAAATATAATCCCTATCTATAGAAACAACTTCTTTTAACCAATGTAGTGTCCTCATAGGGTCAAAGTTTGAACCTATTTCATGCCTAATGGGGAAGTACCATTGACTACCCTCAACTGCTACAGCTACTCCAATTATATGTCCATCTTTTCTAGCCCACCCTGACCCCATTGTTGTTAGATTAGGATCTTTTGTTTCTAAATCTATAGCTACTTCTTTATACTTAGCTAAGTCTGGGTAGCCATCTGGCATAACCCAATCAATCGGGGGCTGAAATAAAGGTATCTGCATTACTTTTTATCCTCATAGGTTTAGGGGGGCGACACTTTTTACACATCGCCCATTTGTTTTTAAGAGTACGAAAGGTAAGTGTTCTTTCATCTCCACATGTGTCACAAACTGCTTTTATCTTCTGGTCGAGTGATTCCATTTAATCTTACCTCTGCCTCTACTAATAACAAGTACCTCCTTAAATCTTGTATATCATCTAATATGCCCTCTGGGCGAGTATCTTCCTTTATTGCTTGGAAAACATCGTAATTAACTTTTGTTACTTGGTTCTCAAGCCTATCCCATTTACGAGCAAGCATCATAAAAGCACCTACACCACCTCGCTTTTTCCAACTATCACCGTAAGATTGCTCAGCTTCATGTAGCCCTTTTACATCTTCGTTTGCTAATGTATTTACTTTTTGTATTATTTTACTTCTAGTACTCACTTCACTCTCCTCTCTAACCATTCTATACAAGCCCTCCTCCAAGCCCTATCCCCTATTAGTTGTGCAAACTTTAATGCAGTGGTCATATCTTTATCTTTCCAGCCTATCCATGAATCCATCATAGGGGTAGCTGTATTTGTAAGATAAGTATTAGTTAATCCTTCTATTGTATAATCATCAAACCATTTGTACAACTCAGAATCAAAATTATGAGCATTATCTATTAATGGTGGCGAATTATAACTTAGCCCATCTTCAGCTAATAAAAGATAAGGTTCATAATCAGGCTGAAGAGAATACAAGTTTAGTTTTTCTAATACATCTGTATATACATGGAGGTTATTACTTATTTGATAATAAGTACCTATTTTATTACCTGTCATAAGAGCCATATATTCTAATAAAAAAGACATATGTACGGCATTCGCTCCATAAGCACCCCAGATCATATCATTACTTCTGTTTACTACACTCATATTAAGGTAACCTTTTCTAGCCCAGAAAAAGACTTGTGTATTACAAGGATAATCTACACCTGTATTTGTTGAAGTTAAATCAACATAAGGATCCCACATACCTATTACAACTCTACGGTCATTGGGGTACTCTACTAATCTATTTTTAGCTATGTTTAATTGATCTACACCAAAATGTTTTCTCCAACGATATCCGTATGCACCATGAAAAGTAACACCATCATCGCTATAATTATTTATTCTTCCGTTAAATTGGCTAATCCACTCTACATCATTACGACCTGCTAACATCCATAAGCTTTCCATAAAATGGAAATAAGGGTTAGCATCACGTTGAGGGTAAAACAACACTCTTTCCCAACTGTGTGTGTATTCTGTGCAAACAGGCATTGGAAACTCTAAAGCTTTACCATTTCTAGTGTCTACCTCTACCCCTGTGTTTTGGATAACCTGTATGCCGTGATATAAAGCCTCACTAACACCTCTACTATATATATTGTACAATATGCCCTCCTATGGCGAATGAGTTATTATAGGGTACAAACATACCCTATAAGTTAATTGTGACAGTCAGAGCCTAATCGAGTGGCTACTCAATGTTTAAGAACTGCCTGTATTGGTTACCTATTATTATAGGGTCGTGTAATTTAAGAGCATTATACCCATTTTCTCTAATTGATGGTATAGAATCAGAGTAAGCCCCATTGAGTATAGTAGCCAACTCTTCTGCAGATCCAACAGCAAAACAATTATAATCAGGCTTCATATCATCAGGTTCGTCAAGTATCCACTTATTATGTATTATAGGAACACATCCTGCGTTCCAAGATTCTAAAGCTGTGTATTGTGTTCCACCACCATCACCCACTATTTGCGTCATATCTACATTAAACACATAATCTTGCATTAACTTAAACGCAAAATCATTTTCTCTAGGGTAATGGGCTTTAGATTGTACCCACTCTGGATACTTTGGCACAATTTTAAACCGAGTAAAAATTCTGTTTTCAAAACCTCTTATATTTATTTTCTTATCTTCAGCTAATAACCTATTAGTATCTAATAATATTTCAGTATGCTTATCAAAATCAATACGCGAAGTACTTACAGCCCCCTTTCTATCAAGGTTAGTATGTTTAGGAAAAGGTGTATAAGGGTGACGGATAAAGGTTGCTCCCTTAAAAGTTCTTGCACCTATTTGTCTAATAACAACACACCTTTTAGGGTCTAAATCAACAGGTAAGTTTTTTAATTCAGTTGGGTCATGAACAACTATACTTGCACCTATATCGTATAGCATTTGTGTTTCTTCTTTAAACTGCTTTGCCCCAGCGACAACTAACTTAATCGTTTCTTTGTACTCGTTGTTTACAATAGTTTTACGATTCTTAGCCTCAGCCATAGAAATATTTCTATAATGTTTACCATAACCAAACTCACGGCTTTTGCGTTCACTCTTTGGTCTTATCTTAAACAGAGTACACTTAATATCTACGGCATTAAGGGCTTCCATCAAATGATTAGTATAAGTTACCCAACCTCCATACGGATTAGGGCTTAAATAAAATAAATCTACATGTGTCATGCTACAGGTCCTTCCAATGTTTTGTTGTAATTTAAAAGTGAATTAAGATGGGCATCATACTTACTACGAGGTGTACCTTGCCCTAATCTAACTCTTTCATACTTATCCCACTCACATAAGCTATGCTCTATTGTTCGCATGTCTACATTTTCAATGGAGACTACATTTCTAGTACCCTGTGCAATATCTAATACTTTTTTCATTTCTATATTAGACTGAACAGCAGTTAGTCCTTTGTTAAGGGGTCTATTGTATAATCTGTTTAACCCTCGTTTTGCTCCTGGACCTGCGTTCGCCCAAGTAAAACGGTCTGTCGCCTCGTCCAGTATGCGTGTGTAGTTGAGATCGGTAACCACTTCGTAAGACATAAAGCCCCCTCCACCCCACCCACGATAGGCAGACATCGCATGGTGTAAGGCTTGTAACGACTGAGTGTTGGTCGCAATCTTGGCAAGCTTTTCTTTGCTTTCCCAAATAGGGGTGAGGAAATGGTCAACTACAACTTCTCCTTTAGGTAACTTTAACCCTTGATTAGTTATAATATATGCCCCTGTAAAAGTTCGCAACTTCTTAGCCAATCGTTCGGCGATTAATTGCTTAGTATATTCAGGATCCCACTTTGAAGCCCAACCATGAGCCTCAGCAAACTCAGTCGTACCAACCATTCTAAACAAACAACAGTTAAATATTATTTCGCCATCGGGTTTATTATGGTTTGGGTTTGTCCAGTTCTGACGCATCCATATAGTAACCTTATCGTTTTCACGGAAAGGGTTTGTAAATTTATACTCCTGGAGTATTTTATCTTTTGTAAAGGGAGGTGGATCACCAATTACTTTTTTTCGGTAAATAGCATGTCGCTCATTTATCCAATAAAAGAACCTTTCTAAGTTCTCTATATTCACAATTACTCTCCCATACCTAGCTGGATTACTTTGTTTTGAATAGCAATAGTAATATCTCTAGCACTTCCTGGAGAAGGCTCTAACTTACGCAAAGATTGTAATGCTTCACCTAAAGTATCAGAGTTTAAAATAACCATCATATTTCTATAACGATTTGTACCCTCACGCATAGGGGGTGAATCCATAAGCTTTTTTATCTTTACATGAGGTTCTAACTTATGAATAGGCATAGATGTCAATGTTCCATCAGCAACTATGTTTAAGAATTCTTTGGTGGCTTCTGGTGTTAAATCAGTCATTTTCTTTCCTTCTGTTTTTTCTATAGTTTTATATTTTTTGGAGTGTGTTTCCACATATTCAAAAAAATTAATATAATGTTGGTCTTCGTTATACTTGTGGAAATGATATTGGTTACAGGCTACAAGAATCCACTTTAAATCTTCAGCAGAATAATCCCTTCGTAACTGTTGTATATCAGAGAAGACAATACTATACTCATTAACTTCTTTGCACTCTTTACTTGCACTTAATGTAGGAAAATGAAAAAAGCTGTAAGCTGTATTTTTCCCACTATTATTATCGTTTTCTAAAACGATATACACTTGTCTTGCCATGTATCTTTCCTTTCTATGAAAAAATGCCAATGTTCATATTCTGCAATATGCACATTGGCATGACAAGGTTTATTTTGTCGGTATTAAGATGCGTACTCTAGCACTTTAGTTAATGCTTTTCTCTTAGTATTAGCACCTGTCCCAAACCATGCAGAGTGTAAAGAGTTACCTATTACATTGGACTTTTTCTCATGGTCAACTACATAAGTCACTGCATTCAATGCTCCCCACCAAGTACCTTTAGCAGACTTTAGCTGGGATCCTGGGGAAGTTTCTATAGCATCAAGAACATTTTCAGCAGTACGAGAAAACTCATCTCGTAGGGGTGGTAAACTTTCAAAGCTGTCGGACTTACCTCGCTCTATAAGCAATTTAGGTTGAAGTAACTCAGCAATAAAATTATCAAGGTCAGCAGATTTGTACTGTTTACTAGATAAAAACTCCGATTGCTCTTGGAAAGCTTTCATTTGTTGCCCTGAAAGACCTAATGCTTCCTCAGCAGCTTTTATAATTTCTTCGTCGAACATTTGTAAATGTAGAACTCTGAAACGTTCACCGTCAGCACCGAGTGCCATTGTTAATGTATTGTTACAAACAACTCGTATCGGTGTAAACATAATAGTCATAGCTTTACCAACTTGGTGACTATTGTTTATCAATAGGTAACCTTTAACTTCGTCGTCACCTGAAAGCTTAAACTTGTCAGTTAGTTTTGCTAACCCCCAAATGTCCTTGCCCTCTTTTAAGCTTCCTGCAGTTTCCATTTGCATTTGTCCTGCATCAGTAAACTTTTTGAAAAAGTCCATAACTTCTGCATTTTGAAATGGCACATAACCATCACCACAGGAACTTAGTACTTTGTTGTCACTGTCACGCACTAAATGGTAACTGTCAGGGCAACGAATAAAGTTCGCTTCGCCTGAAGGGTCAAGTATATTCCAAACATTTGCTTTGTCTGGAACGTAGGAAGGTCGCTTGCTAACTGTCCAGTTCAACTTCGCAGCTTCTAACATTTGTTCAGGTGTCATGTCTGATGAAACCTGTTCGCCTAGACCATGCCATGGAACGTTTCCTGCATAAGCCATTGTTTCTATTTCGTGTGCCATAATAATATACTCCTTTCTAATGAGTAGTTGGTTGATGTTGCACAGTTGGTAGTGAATTGAAGGTTTTAAAAGGTATATCTAAAAACCCCCTTTGCCCCTCTGCACCAAGTAATACTTCTACACGCATTTCATGGTCATTGTGGGGCATACTAAATGTAATAGGAAACTTAACTTCATCACCATAAGTAAAGATTAATGTACTAAGGGCTTTTTTGTCAAGTGCTCTATTGCGTTTAGTTTTGATGGCTACATTATTTGCTCTAGTAAGACTTTGCTTAGTAAAGTATTTGTAGCTGTCTTGTAATGTAAGCATTATATTCCTTTCCATAATGTTTTGTTGCTATTAAGTATTTTTAAAACATTTAGTTTAGATTGATAACTCTTTTGTTATCCAGTTGGTATTGAATACCCACGACTAAACATTGGATGAATCAAATGTAGGTTTTGCTTGGCTCTTGTTAAACCGACATACCAAACTCTGGCTTCATCTTCATCAAAAGTACTGATCTTCCTCCACATAGAATAAGGTCTACGCATAGTATCTGTTAAAAGCATTACATTTGTAGCTTGAGCTCCTTTAGCTGAGTGAATAGTAGATATCCGTATGCGTGGATCCTCTGTTAATGATTCACCTTTTTTCAAACAAGCTTTTATATAAGACCTATCTTTTTGTGGAATCTTACCTAAACTTTCATCCCATGGACGAGTATGTAAAAGACCATGCTCTTTTAATAAATCTTCTATACTATACATTACTCCCTGTTCGCCATTAGGCATCGCCTTATAGCCGTAAGCAACCTCTGTGTTAAATAGCATCTGTTTAAACACTACTCGGACTTCATCAGCCGATTTTTTATCCCCTTTACGCAAGGACTCCCAGATGCGAACACTTTCCAATACTTTACTATCTATACTTTTAGAGCCATTATAAATATAAAGGTGTCCACGTCTGCGAACTTCTTCCTCAATTTGTTGAGCTCCTTTAGTTGTTCTACTAAGAAGTAACCAATCACCTTGTGCTAAATCAACTTCTTCGGAGTGCCTATGCCAATCCAAATAACCCAACTCATCTTTTGGTTGAAAGGATTTTTCCCTGCGACCAACAACCCTCTTGATAACTTCATTACACAATGCGTGATGCTTGGAGGGGATTCTATAACTTTGTTTGAGAAAAGTGACATGACCAACCAAGTTAACAAAATGAGATACATCTGCTCCTGCATAACGGAAGATGGCTTGATCATCGTCTCCTGCAACATAGCAGACCTTGCTGTTAGCCTGTAATAAACTCACCATTTTCCATTGTAAGGGGGATAAATCCTGTGCTTCATCTATAAAAACAACTTCTAGTTTAGGGGCAAGATTTCTTTCTACAAAAGTTTCTAACATATCTGTATAATCAAATAAGCCAAATGAATTTTTCCAATGGGCTAATCCTCTATGTACATAATCTACTCTAGACCAATCTGTTTTCAAGGGGACTATACTTTCATTATAAACTTTCCTCAAAGGTTGCTGTAAGATTCTTGATATGTTTATAATTTCCAAAAATTTATCACCATAACCAAAATCCTTGTATGGACCTTGATCAGTAGAATCGCTGTAAAAGCCCCCTATCTTTAACCAGTCAGCTATCTCCTGGTACTTCTCACCTGTAATAATCTGGCTGTGAGTTAGTCCAGCTTGTAAAAAAGCTAAACTATGTAGAGTTCTAAAAAAAGGTAATTGTTTTTTATTGAAATTAAATTTAAGGCAAGCCCGATCAATAGCTTCAGTCGCTGCTCTGCGTGTAAAAGCAAAATACCCTATCCTATCAGGGGCTACTCCTGAGCCTAAATATTGTTCTACTAAATTCAATAGCTTAGTAGTCTTCCCTGTTCCAGGAGGACCGAGTACTATCTTCATTTACTTTTCTCTCTTAGTCTTCCAAAAATACTCATCAGTATCGCCCAATCTAGTATTGTTACCATTCTCTACCTGATAAAAAACTGTACTCACTTTAAAGTCGGGATTGATAGGTTTTTCAGGTGTCAGACTATTATCATATACTCGCATTCTATTATTAGGGTACAAGCAAAACTGTCCATTTTCTAACTCTAATAAGTTAAAAGATTTATGCTCCTCGGGGTTCTCACTTGTACTATAATCAATCGAGTCGGGATCAGCATGGTAATTATCTATTGTACAAATGTAATATCCTTTTTGTATACCAAAGTCTCTGGTTAGTATCTCAAAATCCATTGAGCCAATAAACTGTTTTTGAATAATCGTAACTCCATAATCCATACAGTTCCAAAACTGTAAATTGTTAAGAGGCATATCGGGTTTTGGTGGTTCTTTAGAAGTAACAAAAGCACTGATTGGTAACTTATCAAACAAAGCACCATAATCAGGTAAGTAAGTTTCAAAGTAAAATGCTCTTCCAGGAATGGATTTACAAGAAGCCCATACCCCAGCGACATATTCACCAAACCCATCTTCATGGTCTCTTAAATATTCTTTTCTAACCCATACTTTTTGTGCTGGAAGATTACATATCAACTCTGCCATTAATCAACAAACTCCTCTAATGCTGTTTTTAATGAATGAAGATGAACAAATACAGGGGTATCTTCACCAACCCATGCACCAATAACATTGTAAGACATCCATTCTTCTGCTTCATCTTCACTCATCTTGTCTCGTTTCATTAAAATTTTTACACATTTAGAGTAATCATAAACAGCGACAACGATATTAAATCTGCAACCTGTGCCAATAAAAGCTTTCTCAAATCCATCAGCTAACATCATTATATCAAGCCTGAACCTTTGGGTAGGTCGGGAATTTTTATTTCAACATCATCAGTGTCAAAATAATCCTGTGGTAAAGACCATACATGTATGCCCTTGTTTTTAATTCTCCAAAACATTTTATCTGCCCCTAAATCTCTTAACCTTAATGTTATCTTATTAGAAGTATAATGGTTAAAATCGTTTACAGACAAATGTTTTTTAACATCTTTTATCTGGAAATAAACTCTACCATCAACCCATACTGCAACCCCTTGAATAATTTCCTCTTTCTCTTCACCTTTGGCTCTTTCACAACAAAAGGCATGAAGCAAATCTTCAAACTCACCTTTAAGGGTAGCATCAGGTGGTACTTCTACAATAGTAACTTTATCTAATAAAGCCTGTATTCTTGTTTGCCAAGCCCTTTGACTAATAGTAATCGGGAATTTATTTATTTGTGCAACACACTCCCTTTGAAACTGAGTCTGTGCTGTCAACCCACTTGTAGATAATTCAACCCTTTGATCATCTACATTTAATATCCATATAGCAGGATCACCATCTATTTTAGTTAAGCTACTCAAATCATTACTAACTGTATTCGGACCTACACCATACTTCCGTGTCTTACAAACTTCTTTATCGCAAAAAGGTTTTATTGGTTGGTCTTCACATTTATAAAAATATTCTTTTTTGTTAAGCTGTTTGATAACAGTACCTACTTCACTATGACTCAAGGGTGGGGAAAAATAATCTATGTTATATTTTTGTATTAAAGTTTCCCAATTATTTTCATCAAACCTTCTAGCATAAACACCTAAGTTAAACAGAGCATTGTTGCGTGAACCCTCAGCAAAACCTTTACTACATAGATGTTGTAAGCATGGTGGACCTTCTTCAAGAACACCCTCTTTTACCCCAAAACTAAATTGTAGCTTCATAAATTCTTTAGGGGTAATCCTGTTTCTCTTTGCATACTCTATAAAAGCTGTTGTTAACATTGTTATGCCTTTTTCATCAAAAGCATAACGAGTAGTTTTATCTCCTGCGTGATAAGGCATATTTAAAAAGTTACCTGTATCTCCTCGCTCTACTAATATAGTAGATTGCTTAGGAAATATCTCACAACCAGAATGACCTAAAGCTGCTGACAACTCTGTCATTTTACGTTGCATATCAATAGCTTCAATAGACTCTGTTAAAAATACCCATACATGAGCTCCACCACTTTTAGTCCTGCCTACAACAGCAGGGATATTATTGTTATGTAAAATATCGCATAATTCTTTATGGTCAATATCATACTTATCAATATCTATTGCACCCCATTGACATTGGTTATCGCTTCGTATAGGGATAATACCTATACCTGTTCCTCCTGTTAAATGTTCTTTCCACATATCAACAGTAGTAGGCTCTTTTATAACCTTTGCAGTACCTTGTTTTTTACCACCTCCAGGACGGCTTGTGTTTACTATAAATGTTCCATGAGCAATATCACTGCCCTTAAACAAGTCAAAAAATTCTTGTGCTAAATCCATTAGTTTCTCCAAAAAAGGTGAGGGCTACAAATGAGGTAAAAAATGTAGCCCTCGCAGTTGTAAGGTGATCAGTCCTTCCAACCGAACTAAAATGGTATATCGTCTTTTACTTCTTGTGAGGCTGGCTCAGCAGAGGGTTCTTTTACTTCTACTTCTCCAGCTTGTACAGATTTAGCAAAAGCTATCGCAGCATCAAACATGTGCTTTTCATGGTTATCAGCTAAGTCTATTTGTTTTCCTTTATTAATAACCCAACCAAACCAAGAACCCATATCATTCTGCTCGGGAACTGTAGTAAGCTTATATAAATGGGACATCATAGGTAAAGTGTACGGACCGTTCTTACCCATCGCTGTTAAAGCATTCATTTGTGTAATCCAACGTCTGGACTTCTTTAACTGTGTGCTAGACATAGTTATTAAAGCACGACTGAAACTACCATCAGCAGTTGCTAATAATACAAAGTGTTGAGCAGTATTAGAAAGTAGATTACCATTAGGTAATACATCTGCATTTTTATCGTTCTTTGTAGTTGTTTTTACTATTGGGTCATCAGGTAAATAACTACCCATATAACCACCACCAGACTCACGAGGTTTCCACTCAATAAACCTACGATTAAAATAACAAGGCATCACGGAAACACCTAATTCACCATCGTAAACTTCATTAGCTACTGTATTGTATATCATTCCTGGCTCAGCACCATCGACATATGCACCATCTCTTTTGTTTACCTGTGGTGAACCTTTATCAAGAATACGCAAAAATGGTATAGACATATCCTCTGCACTTACTTCAGCAAATCCTGTTACTGAAACATCTTCAAACCCACTCATTGCAAGCTGAGTGTTTTGCTTTTCAACTATTTCTTTAGCCATTATCTTTCCTTCCGTTTAATTTTAGTTTTATAACCCACATAAACACCAAAGGTATCCATCGGGATTGTGCTTATTTGTTCTTTTGCAAAAGCTTTCAATGTCATTGGCTCAACCCACTTTCTTGTATTTACAGGTAAACCTCTGCTATTTAGTTCGTCAGCAAAATCTTCGGCTATTTGTTCTTGTCCACGCACAAAGTTTGTAGAAACAACATTCTTTATAAGGTCGCCGTGACCATTATTATTAAGCCAAGCAAAAGCTTCATCCTGCTTGTCTTTTGGTATGCTCGCTGAAACATACTCAGATACAGTGATTTCTGCACCATCATGTAGTTCCAACTTTTTGAGGTTATGCTCCATCATCGCTGCTGGAAGCTGATCCTCCGTTACTTCTCGGTAAGCCTTTTCTTTTTCTTTAAGTTCGGCTTTTAACCTTACGATATCTTCTTCCATAGCAGAAGCCATTGTAGCAAGTTTGCTAATCTGGCTCATACCTGTTTCAGTAATACCTTTAAGGTTGTCGGCTGCTGATTCAAAGTCCATTAATACCTCCTTTCGGTTTATAATTACAATCGGCAGTAAGAGGGAAATACTTATTTTCTTGCCTATCCCACTTCAGCATTTTAAACCTTCCATTATTAGCACGACTCGCTAGTACAGCAGATAAAGCTATCGCTGCTGGATCTCCTGCTAATAACAAATAGTCATCGTCTGTGAACTTATTAAGTCTCTGTTGTAGCCTACGGATTGTAGGTTGTGTTGAAAAACTTGTTTGTTCACCATCAGGTAATAGTATCTCTAAATCCCCAAAGTTTTGAGCATCTGTAAGATCCCTACCTCGCATTTCTTGTACAATGTAAACGGTCATGTCTTTCTCCACATGTTTTAACATAAGTAAACCTAGCATAGTAAAATGCGATTTACGTTTCTTGTTTTATCTAAACTACTTTTTTCTATAAATAGTTTTACTTATTAGTACCAAAATAAAAAAGTTGTGCTACTTTTTTTAAATCCGTTTTTATCTTGTGACCAGATATTGTATATTGTATATCGGAAAAGTTGTGAATACAAGTTATTAAACTTTTTCATTTCACTCCTATATAGCAAAGTGAGTAAATAGTTATAGCAACTCTTATACATTTATATATAATAAAGTAATTACATATTCCGAAGAAAGGGAACGTATGCGTTATAAATTTAAGTTTGAACCATATAAACATCAGTTAGATGCTTTAACTAAGGCATGGAACAAAGAGTTTTTTGCTTTCTTTATGGATATGGGTACAGGTAAATCAAAAGTATTAATAGATAATATTGGTATACTTTATGATAAAGGTGAAATAGATTCTGCTCTGATTATCGCACCAAAAGGTGTTTACCATAACTGGACAAGAAAAGAATTACCCACCCACTTACCTGAACATATACATGTTGATATTGTTACATGGTCTCCTGAGAAAACACAAAAGAAAGCAAAAGAACTTGCTGTGTTAAACCAAGTTACAGATAACCTTGTTATATTTGTTATGAATGTAGAAGCCTTATCTACTAAAAGGGGTGTAGCTGTAGCTGATAAGTTTTTGTTAACCCATAGGGCTATGCTTGCTGTAGATGAAAGCACTACTATAAAATCTAGAACAGCTTCAAGAACAAAAAATCTTATGAAACTAGGTAAACTAGCCAGTTATCGCAGAATATTAACTGGCTCCCCTGTAACTCATTCGCCCCTTGACCTTTATACCCAATGTACTTTTTTAAAAGAAGAAAGTTTAGGGCAGTCTTCATTCTGGACTTTTCAAAACAGATATGCTAAAATGGTTAGGCGAACACTTGGCTCACATAGCTTTAACCAGATAACAGGTTACCAAAACCTTGAAGAACTAAATGGTATAATAGAACCTTATAGCTTTAGGGTTCGCAAAGAAGATTGTTTAGATCTGCCAGATAAAGTGTATATAAAAAGATCAGTAGAATTAACTGATGAACAAAAACTATTATATGTTCAGCTAAAAAGTTCAGCTATGGCTTTTGTAAAAGAGCAAGGGCAAATCACAGCACAAACAGTACTCACACAAATAATTAGATTACAACAAGTATGCTCAGGCTTTGGCAAACTTGATGATGGGCGAATGGTTGAAGTTTCATCAAACAAACTTAATGAACTAATGTCTGTACTAGAAGAAACAACAGGTAAAGTTATTATATGGGCGAATTTTACACATGACCTACAGATAATTTATCAAGCAATAACAAAGGCTTATGGAGCAGATTCAGCTTCTCTTTTTTATGGGGAAACACCTGCTGATGATAGGCAAGATATTGTTGAGCAGTTTCAAAACCCTAATAGCCCATTGAAATATTTTATAGGGCAACCACGCACAGGTGGATATGGTTTAACTCTTACTGAAGCTAAAACTGTTATATACTATAGTAATGGATATGATTTAGAAGTTAGGTTACAAAGTGAAGACAGAGCTCACCGTATTGGTCAAACTAATAAAGTTACTTATGTAGATATAGTTACTGAAAAAACTATAGATGAAAAAATATTAAAAGCATTACGAGCTAAAATAAATATTGCGAATCAAGTATTAAATGAAGATGCAATGAACTGGATTATTTAGCTATACTTCTTAAACTTTCCATGATTTGATCTATATTAGGTTCTTTACCATTAGGATTTAAAACACATTTATACTGTTTAGGACACCCTACACGAATATCAGTAAACTCAAGTTCATAAGTTTTGTTTGCTCCTTGATAAATACAAGCCATTTTATCTTTGTAGACTTTTTGTTTCTTTAGTCTACAGGTTGTCATAGTTGGTAAAACTATATCTCCTCTTTGTATTTTTTGTTGTCTCGTATACTCTTTTGCGAATGCTTCGAAATATAGAGCTGCAATAATACCGAGAACAGCAACAACACAAAATACAATCCCCATAGTTTGTAAGGCATCTATTACCTCCTTTTGTTTTTGTCTTGATTCTATTTTGCGTAATCGTTCAGCCTCTTTAGCTTCATTTATTCTGTTAGCTCTTTCAGCAATTATTTGATCCCAAGCAGTTGGACCAAACCGAAGATTAATTATATTTTTTAATTCATTTCGTTTTTCTTCTAACAATTTTCTGTCAATAAAATCATTAGCCGTAGACTCAATACCAAACTGTTCTTTTAAGCCAACCTTACCACTCTTCTTGTTCATTTGAGACTCGCCCTCAAAGAACCCATCAATTTGTTTAGCTATTCCTGATATGTCATTTACGGTATCTATATTGCTTTTAATAAATTCTACAGACTTCTGTACTAAAGCAATTCCTGTTAATATTTCTGCAACAACCATTATTCATCCTATACTAGCCCCATAATACCTGATGTTTTTCTTTTTTCAATCGCAGCACTAGTAGGATCAAAAGGAAACAAATCAGTAACAGAGGTTTTATTTTTTACATTAGTCGGGCTTGGTGCAGGAAGATTATTCGCTGTTGTTATATTGGATTTGATATTTGCCTCTGCTGTTTGTACAACAGGGGGAGTAACTTCATTTGAACTTATTGGTGCTATTTCTATTTGTACAGGTGGTGCAGAAGGTGGACTCACATCTTCACCAAAAGGAATACCTAAGTTAAATAAAAATTGATTTAATCTTCTATTTACTTCAGGAATAACTACAGAAGCAGAACCCTCTGGAGATTCTTGTACTAATAGTTTTGCTATTTGTGGATTAAATATAGCTTCTTGCATTAAGGCATCAGCTCTTATACTGGATTGTTGAGAGATTGCTCTACTTGCAAAATAACCTATCGCAGCCCTCGGACCAAGACGTTTTTCTCCTACAGCAACTAACCTGTTAGATACGTTTAATGGAGTACTACCAATAAGATTTGCTAATTTGTCGCCCATACCTTTATTTGTTACTCCCTCTCCTAAGTTTCGTGGGAGTAGGTTCACTCTTTCAATAGCATCAGCTATTAAATAAAGGTTTTCAAAATGTTCTTTACCTAAAGCAACATCTAATACTTTTTCATTTGTTGATAAGTATTGTTTAAAGGCAGTAGGGTTTGAGGCTAGGTCGGGATTCTTAGCAAATATTCTTTGGAATATCGCAGCATTGAATGCTTCAGTTGCTTTAAAATCATCTATCTTACCAACTTCCCTTTTCAACACAGACATTAATTTACCGTTCCGTAACGCATCATCAAACATTTTGTCGGGATTTAAATTATCTGTTGCTAGTAATAAACCTTTGACCATTTTATTATTAGAAATTATTTTTGCTCTATTTGTTAAGTCTAATCTTCTAGTAGCCATGTTTTGTAACAATTGAGCAGTATTACCAAACTCATCCATCATACCAATAGTAGTTAGTTTTTCTCTATTAGTGTTTATAAACTTATTTAATTTATCAGCACTTAAACCATTTTTAGTTATCGCTGCATCATAAGCTTTATCATAAATCGTGCTTTTCATTGCATTCATCATGTTTTCATTCTGTTTAAAAGTAGCAGTAAACTGACCTAATGTATTATCGCTTGCAAAAAAAGCATCAGCTACATTTTCATCAGAAGTTTGATAAACAGGATTCTCTTTACTTGATCCTGCTCCTTTTTGCATGACCTGTAAAACAGCACTCTTTTCATAAGGTTGTATTACATTATTGTAATAACTTTTTCTGTATGCTTCAAAGTTTTCATTTATTTTACCAAAAGATTTACCCATATTATCGAGTTCTTCTAATAACATAGCTAACTGTTTTACTTGAGGTTTATTGCCTACGGCTGATTGTTTACCTAATTCTGCTCCTGCCATTTCACGGAAGTTTTTCCAATCAAAAAAAGTAATACCATCTTGACCTTGCTCGGGAAAATATGTAACAAACTTTTTTATTAAACTGTTTACTCCTGTGCCAGAAAGAGATTTTTCATTTATCTCTTTAATAGTCGCAGTGCCTTTTAATTGTGGAATAAGGTTTTTAATTTTAGCTTGGCTCTTTTTTAAAGAATCTATAGTAGATAAAGTTGTATCATTGTTTATACCTAAATCTTTAGCTTCTTTTTCAGCTATCGTTTTTGCATTGTTATAATTCTTTTCTATCGTTGTCCTTATATTTTTTCCAACAATAGATCTATTTGTTATTTTAGGTAGTAACCCATCTTCAGCATTACTTGCTTCGTCAATTCTATTTACAAGAGTATTATCTTGGTCGGATATTTTACCTAACATACTTGTGTATTTTTTAGTAACTAAGTCTATAACATAAGCAGGGGAATCAATTAAGGGGTCACCACTAAAAGTACTAGTTTTAAAATTTTCAATAGCTTCTAAATTAGCTTTTTTTCTCTCATTGTTTTTCCTAGTAAACTCAGGAGAACCTCTGCCCTCTACATCCCTTTGTGCTTTTATTAAAGCAGGATCCATTGTTTGTTCGGCTGGACTAAGTTTTAATCCTGGAACACCACCAATGTTCTCTTCAATTTGTATTGCTCTATCTAAATTTGCTGCTCCCTCGGGATTATCTACTGCTGCTTTGAGTTGTTTACCAAACTCACCTTTAGCACTTTGCCCTCCAGGCGTTGTGTCATCAAGAACACTTTGCCCTTCTAATATTTTGTTTTGAGCTTTTACATCGGCAACAGCATCTTTACCTTTACCAAATGTCCACTTAACTAATCTCGCTGCTGGACTGTTTGTAAATAAATACTTACTTCCAGAAACGATAGCTGGACCAGCTAAAGGAGCAGCCAAAGCACCTATCCCTGTTTCTGTACCAAACATTTCTTTTTCTGCACTTGCTCCACCACCTGATAATGCACCAAACCCTGATTCTATCCCAGCCGTCGCTGCTGGAGCTGAAGCATATCCTTTTGTAACAGCATCTTGTAATATTGGAACTACTTTGTCTGATCCTGCTACCGATCCCGTTGTCCCTGTACGAACAACAGGTGAACCCAGTTGTGCTGTTCTACCTGATAAGCCAATAAAAGGAGCAGCTAAAGCAGTACCTTGTCCACTTGCTCTGGATATTTTACCTGTAGTAGTCGTCGGACCTACAAAATCTCCTGTGCCATATTTAATAAATCCTGCTACTGTTTTTGCACCTTCATAATCAGTTGAATTAAATATTCGACTTAAAAAATTACGGTCAACAGTTCCTGGGTCTACAACTCCTGCTGATTCCATAGCTGACGCAATAGCATTAATCCCAGCATCTGGTAAGGCTAATACAATATCATTAAAGCCACCAAAAAATTGTTGAACCATATTGCCGAAATAATTTTGGTCTCGTTCCCCAATAGATTGTTTTTCTACTGTACCAACTAAAGAGTCTGTACCAAAAGTTTGACTTTTCTTTTCTTCCGTTGATCGAGAATCAAAAGGTAAAAGACCTCCATACCCATCTTCAGCTTCATAGGCATTTACATCATCTTGACTAGGAGCAGTTATTTTAAAATCCATTAAATTCTCCTTATCATCGTATCATCATTTGGTTATTTATTCTAATGGTTAATGAACCATCATCATTTGTTTTTAAAGACTGTGCTGCTGGATTTGCTTGTATGAATTTACTTAAGAAAGAAGCTGGGATATTTAAAAACTTACCATTTAGAGCTTTTTTACTAGGATCATTTTTAGCAATATTTTGTAGATAAGGTATAACTCCTTGCCTTCCATAATTAAATGGATCGTTTTCTGTTCCTGTAGCAACAGCTTGTAATTCTAAAATAGAAGGATCCTTAGGATCAATCGTGTTTCTTCTTAAAGCAAGGTCATTAACTAATACCCTACTCAAGTTTTGCATCTTAACTGCCATGCTTCCTGGCTCTCTAAAGAATGTTCCATCTTCTATTTCACCTGCTAAGTTTTTCAATATTTGTTGTTCATAAACATTATATCTTTCACTTAACGCAATCGCTTGTACAAGTTTTCTACCAAAAGTCTGTATTTGATTTCTTCCTCTATCAGTATTATAGTATTTAGCCCATGCGTTACTACCCTCTGGTAATAAAGCAGCGACGTTATTTGTTAAAAAGGCTTTAACAGTATTAGTCGGACCGTATACATCGCCCAATGCTTCTTTAGTAATTGTTTCAATTTCACTAATAGCAGAGACTAAATAAGGGATTCTGCTTTGTGCATGTCTGATAATGTTTTCATCTGTTGAAGCATAAGTAACCCCTGACTTACCAATATTTTTAACTAATGGATTACCTGATTTTATTACATTATTTTCATACACAGGGGCTTCTAATGCGTAACCTAATCCACCTGTCATTGGAATAACTTGACCTGTTTCTGAACTTACAATACCCGATAAGAAACTTTTAGTTTTATGCTTGCCACCTTTTATAGTAACAAAAACTCTTCCAACACCATCAGGCTCGGCTACTTGTAGTATATCTTTTTCGTTACCCTCTAAAAATCCTACAGGAGCTTTTATTGCATCTCCACCAGCTCCAGGAAAGTAAAAATATCCTGCTCCAGGGATATACTCTCCAGCAACTTGTTTATAGCCACTAATAGATTGACTATCGGGAATTAATAAATTTTTAGCTTTAGCTTTAGTTCTATCTATTGTTCCATTTTTAAGACCTTTAGCTATAGCAGAATCACCTACTTTTATATAACCATCAGGTAAAGCTACAAGTTTACCATCTTTTATCATAGCTAACCCATTAGGTGCTTGAGAACCATCAGATAACTTATCTGTCCTACGCACCATGACTGGATCGCCTTCTATTTTGCCATTTACTACTTTAGCATAAGTCGTTGCATCCATTCCATGGAACTGTAAATCTCTAGCAAAATTTTCAGTTATTATACTATTGTAATTTTTATTATTAATCTGTGCCTTATTTAACCCAGTTGTTATAGAATCTTTAGCAGCATTAAATACATACTTCTCAAAATCACCTTCTTCTTTATTTTGTGTACCTATTGCATCTAAAGCAATTTTTAAATTTTGTTCTTCAAGTTGTTCTGATTCTTTTTTAGCTTCTGCTCTCGCTGCTAATTTAATATCTCGTTGGGCTTTCGCATCAGCAGCTAGTATCTGACTTGTCTCGGGAACTCTATCTACAGCAGCATCAATAACTGCTGTAAGAGGTTTGTCGCCAGATTTAAATATATCTCTTCCTGCTTTAGCTAATTGTAAATATAATTGCATATCTCTTGCATCAGCATCACCTTTACCTAAACTTTCAACAAGTTCTTGTTCTATCTCAGATGCTGATCTAGGTTGTTTTAAAAAAGGGGCGAGGGTTGCTTGATTCGCTGCAAGTATTTCTTCAGTAGTTCGTGGTTTAAGGTTCTGTAAAAAAGGTTTATACATTTCCATAAACTGTTGAGTATTACCTGTTATATTACCAAAGTCAAGAGTTTTATAATTAGGGACACCTTGCGTAAAAATATTGTTACTAGTAGGAGCTCCAAATGTAAAATTCATACCTACCTGTTGACCTAAGTTGGGAAACTTTGGAATAACTTCTCCTGATTGACCTGATCCTACTTTTCTATTTACAGGAACTTCGCCCATAGCTATTCGTGCAGAAGCTTCATCTGTTCCTGGGGCTTGTACAGGCATAGCTTCATTAATCCCACCTTCTGGTACTTGTTCAGAAGCTTCCAGCATCAACATTGTTGGTTGTAATAAAGTTAAAACAGATTCAGGTGTTTTAGTTGCATCAGCTTTACCTACTAAATCAGCAAGTTCTTTTCTTAAACTTTCTAATGTAACATCGCCTCCACGGAGGGCTTGCATAATCGCTTCTGGGTTATCAGCTGAATCTATTTCATTAAATAAATTTTGCATACCCTCTGCTGTATTTGCTAATGCCTCAGCAGAAACTTGTTTTTCGTTTTCTACTAAACCATCTGTAATACCAACACCTTCACTATTGGCAACTGGCATCTGCCCTTGAAACATGTTTCGTTGTAATGTAGGATCCATCATAACCATTTATACAATCCCTGCTTTATTTGCTGCTCCATATAAACCTAACCCTGCGATACCACCACCAAGCACTTGATTAAATAAACTAGGGTTTGTTGAAGATTGCAAGCTTGTTGTTTGTTGCGTACTTGGAGCTCCTCTTAATATATCACTATAATAACTTAATCTTTGGTAAGGTTCATATAGGTTTTGCATATCAGTTTGACGTTTGGCATCTATTTCTCTTTGATCTTGTTGTTGTCTAGCTGCACCTAATGTTTCTAATAAGTTAATATCGGTTATCCCAGCTTTTTGTGCAAACTCACCTAGAGCAGCTTGCTGTGTGCCTATTTGTCCTAACTGAGCTCCTAACGCACCTTGTTGAGATCCTAATGCTCCTGCTGTTTGAGCAGCTTGATTTCCAATACCTGCGTAAGTTTGACCTAACTGCCCTGAAGCTAATCCTAAATTTTGTAATCCTTGTCCAGCTTGCATTTGGGCTTGAGCTGCTGCGAGTTCTCTTGCTTTTTGGTTTTGAAAATTTTGCATAGAAGCTGTTTGAGCTTGTCCAAAATTCCTAGCATAATCTTCAAATATTCTTTTACTTGCTACATCAGCTAACTCACCTTGAGCCAATCCTTGCATTATACCTCCACGAGAACCACCAAAAGCCCCTGCTTGTAAGGCTTGTGCGTCCATTCCAGCTACTTGTCTACCATACTGTTCATTTAAATCAGCTAACGCATTTTGTGTAACTGCTTGTTGGTAAGGATTCATAAAAGCACTTATACCTGTAGGATCATAAGCACTTGCTGAGCCTATAGCTTGTGTTGCCCCTGTATCATAATAACCTTTAGCTGGATCAAGCATTCCTTGACCTTGCGTCACCATAGCTTGTCCTGTGGCTGGATCTAAATAATCCATACCTTGTTGTATATCAGCAACTCCTCCTGTAGTTGTCGTTGCTGCTGTACCTAATGTTCCTTCTCCTGTATCTAAATAATTTTGATAAGCACCAATCCCTCCATCAGCAGTTGCTTGATTGTACGCATCTATTTGTGCTTGATCTAATTCTGCTACAGAGTAAGCAGGAAGACCCCCTTTTGGAGCAGTTGCCGTTAAATTCTTAGCTTGTTCTAATAACCCAAGTTTATAAGCCTCTATTTCAGGGGCTTCACGTTGAATAACGGTTTGAGTTTCTTGAGCCATTATGCCGCTCCCTTTTCAAAATTACGCATCATAGCATACATTTTCTTTGCTCCTGCTTTTCTATCGCCACCTCCAGCTCCACGAACAGCTTTAGCATTCATTACAAATTCACCATCACTTAACATAGCAGGTATAGAATCAGAGGTTGGTGTTCCAGGACCACTTATCTCTCCACCTCCAGCAGCGTAGTATGGATTATCCCCATAAAAAATGCTTGGGTCAAAAGCATATTTATATGTACCACTGGCTATATCTTCATCTAACATTATTTTACCAGTAATAGGATCTATCATGGGTTCTTCTTCTGGCTCGTCAAATGCTCCTAATCCATACGCTAATGCTGTTCCTGCTGTAGTTAATGGAGCATACTTTCTTATTGCTCCAGGAGTATTTTGTTTAATAAGGTCATTGTATATAGCTGATCTATTTGCATTTGTGTTTATATTAGCAGGAAGTTTAGAAATTTTTTCATTATACTGTTTTAGTACTTCAGTCATATCTGGAGACATACTTGGGCGACTTGGACTTAAATATTTTTGATAAGGCTCAACTACATATTGGTTAGCTAAGTCTTTAGCTCGTGAAAATAAATTTTTATCAGCTACTTGTTCTATGCCTACTTCTTTTGGAAGTGTTGGAAATAACTCAGTCGTAGCTCCACCATCTACTCCCATTACTGTTTTTGCTCCTTCATAAGGTGGAGCTTTATAAAAATCTTGACCTGAAGCTAAGTTTGCTGTTTTACCCCCTAACTTTCCTGGACTAGAAACCTGTATTCCTTTTACACCACCTTCTGTTAAAAAAGGATTACTTGCATTACTAGAAGCTAATGTAGGTGATCCTGTTCCTGTAGAACCACCTAATATATTATAATCTGTTGTTAAACCAGATTCAGCACCTGTCGCACCAAACCCTTTACCAAAAGCCGCTGAACCTATCCCAGCTAATCCTCCTGCTATTACAGCACCCTTTAAAGCATCCATCGGATCTTGTCCTGCAGCTAATCCTCCTGCAAAACTACCAATACCAGCACTCAAAAATAAAGGCATTGTAGGTAGTAAGTAAGGAGCAACGATAGGAAGTACTATTGGAGCAACTTTCTTAACAACCTTTTTTAAACTCTTAAATAATTTTTTAAGAAAAAACTCAGGTTTACCTGTAATAGGATTTATAGAATTTAATTCATTACCAACAACATAACGCTCTGGTTCTAAACCCATATCTTCCATTTGTTTAAATAACATAGTCTTCACGCGAGGGTTAGCTTGCAATACTTCCATAGGTATTACTGTTTCACCCTCAGCAGCATGAACTATATATGTATCGCCCTCACGACCAAAGTCAGCCAACATATCGGCTGCTTTTTTAAAATCGTAAACACCTCCTGTTGGAACAAGAGGTTGCGATTGTACCTCAAAAGGTAATGTTGCTATTCCTGCTGTCATATTAGTACCTTAACAGTTTCATAATAATTATACAATCCTATATCTGTGATATTGCACTTGTTGTTACTCTTGTTTTAGATAATTCTTGGATATTAGCTACAACATGTAATCTATTCGCAGTCGCAGCTTGAACTTTTAATATTTCACCACTTTGTAAGATTAAATCTTTTGTTAACAATTCTATTGTTGTATTAGCCCCTACCGCTTTGACTTTAAACAAACTAAACACAGCATTACTTGTATCAACTAAGGAGACAGTTAAAGTATCAGCATTACCACTATCTTCAGATACTAATATAGAGTTTACAACAGAAGCATTAAAATCTGCTCCACTCGGTGCTGTATACAGAGTTGTAAGATTCGTAGTAGTTAAATCTACTTTAGCATTTGTTAAACCTTGTATATATTGTGGGATACTAGTTACTAACATTATCGCCTACCATCTGCTCTAACATCAACTCTAGGTGAGCCTAATTTATACTTTGTACCTAAAGAAGTTGAATCTATTCTTAAACTAAAAGATCTACCTCGTAAACGATAATCTAACTTTTCAGTAAATTGTTCTACTGGGCTTGTAGCAGATCTCTGTGTTGTGTTTTGTGTAGTCTCACTAAAATTAGATCCTGGAAAATTTTTAGTTTTCATAGTAAAAGCTACATCAGGGTTTGTTGCAGTAGAACCATCAAAAGTTATATCAGGGATTACTCTTTTTAAAAACACAAACTTATCGCCATCGCCTACATCAACAGGAGCAGATTCAATAAAAGAAGTCATAGCTGAACCATCATCATCGTACCCTACTTCATGGTTATATAAATATTGACCGCCTGTAGCTATTGGTAATGTTCTAATACCTCTATCCATCCATGCTTGACGAGCCATTGTTCCATAGTACCAAATCTTTTCACTATAATTGTAAGCAACATAAGCATCAACTTCTGTACTTGCTTTTGTTGGATAAAACCATAATAACTCACTGAATTCAGAATTAACACCTACATGAACTTTATCTCGTTCTTCAAAATTAAAATCTAAAAACACTTTATCTTTCACAGTACAAGGTAATTGTATAGTTTGTCCACTCCCATATACATAAAATGTATCTACACCCATCCAAAAAACACTATCTTCAATAGCAATAGCAGAAGAAGGACTCATTATTGTTATGTTTTTAGATAATTCTTGTAACCCAAAAGTAAACGGAGGACCTATAAACTTCATACTATGTAATGATTTATTTGTAAAAATAAGTATTTGTTGTTTTGTTTCCACAGCTTGTACAAAAGTTGATCCACCACCAAGTCTTAAATCACCTGCTGTATTTGTAGCTGTTGGAAACCAATCAATAGGGTTTTCTTGTGATGAGAAACGTATTAACAAAGGATCTTGAATACCATCACCATCTTCGGCTGTACTGTTACCACCAAAACCATCACACCCAAAAGCAACCACATGTCTATCTTGGTCAGATACAAGTACTTGTTTAGCAACTTGTGGAACACTCGTTTTAGTTCCAGTCCGTGTGTTTAATAGAGCAGCTCGTGTTCCAAAGCCATTTGTCCTATCCCAATAATAAATAGCTCCATCTCTTGGGTTTATTATAAGGTCTTCACCAAAATTATCATGTGACCATAACCTTATTTGTGCTCCAGGAACAGTAATTGATGCTGCACTACCCCAACCAACAAAATCGGAAGTAGATAAGGTATTTCCTACAGCTAATCGTACTAAGGTATTATCTGCATGAGTTGCTGCTGTCGTGCCACTATGTCCACGAGTTACAGTCATTGTATTATCATCAGTCGTTGCCGATACAAGCATAAGTTCGTTGTCTACAAGTATGACATCGTTTGCTGTATTCATATCTGTTTCATCATCCACATCAATAGCAGTTTCACTAGCATCCAATGCTTCATTAAGTTGTGTTGATAAAGCACTAGATGTTGTGCCACTCCATTGTCCCGCACCCCAACCAGTTCCACCAACTGTAACATCAAGACCAGTGTTTAATTGATATGCCCCAATAACACTAGAACCACCATTACCAGTATCTGATCCATTTGCTGCGACACTAGCTGTAACTGTATATGAGTTAGAACTTATAATCGCTACGATTTGATATTCTATATTTAATATAGTTGCTGTGATATTACCACCAAGACTAGCTGCTCCAGAAAAAGTTACAAAATCATTTTCATTTGCACCATGAGCAGGATCCGTAACAGTTATAGTCGCTGAACCACTTGAGGCAGAAAAAGTAACATCTCCTGCACTTGTTGTGTTTCGTATAGGGGTTATATCATTAAAAGTCTGACCCTCTTCAATATAATATTTAAGGTTTGTTCCAACACCTAAAAAGTCAGAACCATCAAGAGCAACCCAATTATGTAATCTTCTTGCTGTTCCCTCATAAGTTGAAGTAGTGTATTTAGCCCACCCTCCTATTTTTTCTGGGTAACCTAAACGAAACCTTACTTTATCTCCATCTATAAATCCTCCTTCATTACTATAAGAAGTAATATCAGATACGATTCCAGGTTTAAATTGTAACTTTGTTAAAGGCATTATGATATATTTCCTGCTACTGTTCCATTATTTGTTAGTGTAACATTACTTTGACCATTAATATACTTCCCTGCTGCTCCACCTGTTCCCGCAGAACCACCATTTGTTGGAGCGGAAGAAGGATAAGTAATCTCCGAGCCACCCCCATTACCACCAGCAGTTCCATTAGATCCAGCAGCCCCTAATGCTCCACCATTACCACCTGCACCACCTGCTCCAGCATTTGTTCCTCCAGCGGAACCACCTGCTCCTCCAGATCCAGCCGAAGCATTATAACTTCCTCCTACTCCACCTGCTCCAGCAGCACCACCTGAAGTAATAGTGTTAACAGTAAGATTAAAATTAAAATCAAAATTATTATAATATAAATTTGTTCCACCACCTATATTACTTAAATAACCAACTAAATAATAAGTAGTATCTGCAGAAAGATTCATAGTTTGACCACCTGTGTAAGTTCCTCCACCTTGACCTTGACTGGCAGAAGTATTACTTGTACTTATATTTATTTGTGGACTTCCATACCCAGAACCATAAGTAGAGGTTATTGTTGCACTAGCTAAAGTATATGTGCCTTGTGTGCCTAATTGGAACGAACAGTAGAAAGGACCTCTGTTTGCAAGAGATCCTCTAAAAGAACTTGATGTTGTAAACAAACCCCAACTTACATTGACTGCTCCAGATTGAGGAGCATTTCCATCAATACCACCCCATTTTCTGTCGGCAACAACACCTGCACCATTTAAATTATTACTGCCACCATATCCAGGTTTTGACCCTGCATTAAACCAAGAAGGAGCATCATTATTAGGTGTATTACCACTACCATAAGGTGTTCCACCTTCATCTGTGAAATTATTTAAAGAAGCCTGTACAGGAGTAACACCATTACCACCTGCACCACCATTTCCTCCACCACCTCCACCAGATTTAATGTTGCCATTATTAACTACATTACAGGCACTCGCTGCTACAATAGCATCACCCCCCACACTACCTGCTGCTCCACCCTTACCATATATATTCCCATTGTTCGTTATAGTAATTGTACCTGCTCCACCAGAGGGAACATTGATAGCTGGAGTGCTTGTACTTGTACCACCAACAGTTACACCAGAGTTAATAACAACAAGTTTGAGATAATCGAGATCGTAATCATCACCAAAAATAGCTGATAAATTTTGGTCTGTAGCATCAGAACTTATTGTAAATTGGAAACCTAACCCTGTTCCATAATAATCACTAAGTGCTAATGCACCACTTGTAGGCACAGCCGAAGCTAAATGAGTTGCATTGTTATCTCCAGCTTTGGCTTTTATCTTACTGCCTTGACGATAATAATCACCGAGAGAAACAGAAGTATTACTTCCAGGACTAAACTCATCCCTTATATTGGCAAAACTTATTGCTCCTGATCCCGCTAACGCCATAATTATTTCTTCTTTAATTCATCGATTTCTGCTTTTAATTCTTTTATACTTTCTATAAGTACAGCACATAGTTTGCCGTAATCAACAGATTTAGTTTGCATTTCATCATCAGCCGTCAATACAACCTCTGGTACTATAGTTTCCATATCTTGTGCTAATACACCTACTTGTTGCCTTGCATCTTCTACATCATTTCTTTTATAGTAAACCCCTTGCATACGCATAACTTTATCTAAACCATTTGCTATAGGTTCTATGTCTGTTTTAAGTCTTTTATCAGAAAAGGCAGTTACATCATTATTAAAAGTCGCCGCTCCAGCCGCAGACATATCAAGTGTAAGAACTGTAATGATAGACCCACCATCATTACCACTAAAAACTATGTCTTTGTCTGATACACGACTTGACATAATAAAATCACCACCATTAGAATTAAGGATTAGTTTGCCAATAGTAGTGCCACCATCTTTTAATATTATATCGCCACCGTCTGCGTCTAATGTAAGATCACCTGCAACATCTAGTGTCATGTCTCCAGAAGC